ACTTGCTTTATAGATTCAGGAATTTTAATTGATAGGCTGTTAAAAAGAATAGATAAGCCAATAAGCCTATGAACTATATCAACATCACTCTTGTGTTCTACCATTTTTCTTCATTCACTCTCTGCCTCCATTATTGTCAAGATTACCATTCTTTTCTTTCTAGCAAGTCTTGAATGGCCTCAAGCTCAATAATTGCGCATCTTAAATGACCTTCTAAGTATTCAAAGTTTGTTTTTCTTCTACCCATGTCTGAAAATTGTGGGACGTTCCCAACTTCGCAATGTGCTAAGTCAATACAATGTTTTAAAGTTTCGTGATGCGCTTCTATTAGCTCCTCAACGCTCATAGACATCTCTTCAGTCATCTTTCATTATACCAGCTATGTAGTTTATAGGGAGAAACACAAGTAGAAACATAAATATATCAATTAAACATGATGGTTCTCTTAATTCAGGCTTATCCCATGCTATAATATAGATGCCCTTGAAGAAAAACCAAGAAACCATAGATAGCGGAATTACAAAAAATAAAAACTTAATCCAATTTATCATTTGTTATTTCTCGCATTTGAATGTTTTCGTCACAACAGAAGTCTATAACTTTCTTAAGCGATTTTCTATTGGCGTCTTTAAGTCTAACTTGATCATATTCTGATAAATTATCTAAAAACCAATCTTTTAATCCCTTATCCAGAGAAATATTAATTATTTTCGATAAATTATATAATTCCATGGTAGTTAGATGTTCAAAACAACTCATTATTTCCATACTTTTTTTATTTTCTGACATATTGATCCTCCTGTTCTTTAATTATATAAGAGGACAATAAAGTCTTTTTCAGGCCAGAAAAGATCATTTAGCTTTAATGATACGTATGAAACCCTATTATTGTCCTCTTATCCATCCACTGGCGATCAACCCAGTTTCAAGTTCTAATATTTAATCACTACGTAACCGTAACCGTAACCGGAACCGTTACCGGAACCGTCACCGGAACCGTAACCGGAACCGTAACCGGAACCGTCACCGGAACCGGAACCGGAACCGGAACCATTACCGTAACCGGAACCGTCACCGGAACCGTAACCGGAACCGTCACCGGAACCGTAACCGTAACCGGAACCGTAACCGGAACCGTAACCGGAACCGGAACCGTCACCGGAACCGTCACCGGAACCGTTACCGGAACCGTCATCGGAACCGTCATCGGAACCGTTACCGGAATATGACCATATTGGTACTTCCTTTATTGATTTTCTGGCCTCTTCACTACATTCTATAATTTCAATAGCATCTAGTATTTTAATTAATTCAACCTCAACTGGGAATTTGCAATTTTCAGGCTTACTTACTCCATGTTTTGATATCTGAGATATAGAGGCAGCACCATCCCAACGCCATAAACGACGTACATTTCTCATTGTTAATTGTCTACCATCTGCACCTTCTTGTTTTTCTAATGTTCCCACGAAAATACCTGATCTATCACCTCTAACTAAAACATATTTACCTATCATAATTTTTCTCATCCTTATTAAAATAGAATATATTATCTGATTTTCCTTAAATTTCTATCCACTGATGATAGCGTTAAAATAAGGTCTTTAATCTTTTCCTCACTAATTCCTTTTTCTTCAAGAAACTTTGCTTGGTTTTCAAAAATTTGCTCTAACTTTTCAGAAAACTCAAGTCCTTTTTTTGTTCTCTTGATTTGACTGGAACGTCTATCATATTTGTTTGGCTCTTGTACAAGATATCCGTTTTCAACGAGCTTTCGTAAATTGTATGATACATTCGAACCAAGATAATAATCTTGAGCTGTTAATTCTCCAACAGTTAGTATTTTATCTCCTATATTGTAGATCACAACAGCTTGCACACTATTTATGTCTTTTATATTAAGTTTATTAATTTCAAGTTTTAGCACATCTAAGAACAAACGGTGGATATTTTCAAGCATAGTGATTGCATTATAATAATTGTCTTTCATTTTATTTTCTCTCTGTATATGTTGTTTAATTAACTTTTAATTTTTCAAAAACTTCATTTGGTTCATTTGTTTCTAATCTTAATTTGTTATATTCATTATGGTAATCTTTTACATTCATATCCTCCAATTTAGTTAAGTTGTAATCAGATAAAATTTTATTTAACCTCTCGGTCGTAAGAATCCTACTCATAAAAGCAGCCTGTTTCTCATCTATCAGACTTGTGTCTTTCTTCGCTGCCTCTTCATTTTTTGTTTTTTCCTTGATAAGGATATTAATAGCTGCTGTATAGACATCTATTGACATATCCTCTATATTGCTCAATCTTTGTTGTTGTTGTTCAGAAGCCCACAACAATATTTTTCTTAATCTCTCAGGATCATCGTTTAAAAGTTCTTTAAGGTAATTGACCCTCTCTTTATCAATCTTAGGAGACTTATAAGAAGGTTTAGAGTAAACTTTTTCTGTATCATTTTTGGAAAGCATATTGTCATTGTCTTCTTGAGACATGCCTAATGTTCCAGAACGGGCATAGCGTCTAGCAAAACTAATAGCTCCTCCCGTAGATTGTCCCCAACTGCTTCCAGCCATTTTTTCAACCAATATCTCCATAGAATCACTAATAAATTGTCCAGATTTATGTCCTATCCATGTAGTAATTGTTTGTTTTGGAACACTTATTTTATGTAATTTAATTACATCTTGTGGTGTTTTTAATTCATGATATTCATATAACTGACTGTTTTTGTTGTATACTTTTTCTGTTGTTTCAATTACCTGAATTTCTTTTACTTCTTTTGTTACTTCAACTATTTCCATAGCACCTGGAATTTGCAATACACAAAGCCCATGTTCTGCCAATAATTCTTTAGATAATTCTATATATTGGTTTAAATCTGCATATTTATAATTATTTTTGTATCCAGCCTTATCTTTTTTTGCAGTTTCAATTTTTCCTTGCAGTTGTGATAATGCACAGAAAAGGTCGCCTAATTCTTCTGATCTTTGAATTGTCATTAAACCCTCCTGTATGGTTTATATCCGTTCATTTCATTGTACCTTCCTTCATTATACAATTCTTGTTGGTCTTGCCTGACAATTTCCTGAAAGGCTTGAACGCCAGAAAATGATTTCATTTTTTCAAATTTGTCATTAGAATCTTCTTTTTCCTTTAGTTTCTCATTAAGGTAAGAACTGTCAATTGAGTGCCATCCTTTTAATGTAGGCCCATATTCAGGCTGTATATCTAAAGGACGCCACATTTGGACAACAACAGTCTCTTTTCTATCGTTAACAATGGAATATGCTCCCCATAGGCTAAACGGAACCCATCCACCTATTTCGCTATCCCACATACGCTTTTTGTAAAGAGGCTCTTCTCCTGATATTACCTGTAATTCAGTCTCTTCTTCATTTTTTGCAATAGCCTTCATTAAATTTCGGTTTATTCCTTCTATATTTCCACCCTTTATCTCTTGCCACATCTTTGCAAGGTCTCTTTCAGCAAAACTCTCGTACATCAAATTTGTTTGCTTATCTACCATTTAACATCTCCTTTTAAATTAATTAACAACAAAATTGTTTTGTTTTTTATATAACCTGACAAAGTTCATAACCTCCGTCAACCATTATATGCTTCCTAAAACAATGAGCCCCATTCTCTGATTGCAAATAATAAAAAGTTCTTTCAGGAGTTTTGATCATGATAAAAGGCATATACACATTAGGCATTACATGTATTTCAACATTTGTTTCAAAACAATGATCTATAAGCTTCTTTATAGCTTCTGACTTATGTTTAGAAACAACACTCTCTTTCTCTCCATCTGGTTTGACACTAAACCCCCATAAGAATTTATTTTGTCCTGAAAAATAACTGTTCATATTAATCTCCTTACATTTGTTATGTTTTTTTCCATCATTTGCTTACAAAATTATATAAACATACCTTAATTGATCTTGTCAACCAAAATTTATCATTTTCATCATTTTTTACCACAACACATCAAATTTATTGACAAATGACTGAAAAACTGCCAATTTCTCTATAAATAATAAAAATTAGAAGTGAAAAATTAAAAATGGAAAATAAAGAAAAAAAATTTCTTACAATTATGGAAGCTGCTGATTTAATGGGGATTAATAGGGGTACACTTCGAACATGGATAAAAAAAGATCAAAACATAAAAAAAAACAATCTTCCAATACCCACAGATTTTATATGTCCTCCTTATGGATTTATGGGAAATAGAACTCGATTCTTACGAGAAGATATTGAGAAGTTTATCAAAGACACAATGAAACATTAATGAAAGATAAAAAGATGGATTGGACACAGACACTTACATTTATAGGAACAACTATAGCAAGCGTCTTCGGATTTTTCTTGATAATTAGAGATGATATTAAGAAGATGGATGAAAAATGGGAAAGGCTATTTAGCCTATTTGTACAGGACAAGATAGACGCCTCAAAGAAATGGAAATAAAGATGGAATGGATGCAAGTATATACGATTATCGGAACTACATTAGGTGGCACATTAGCTTCTTTACTATTCTTTTATGTGATAACAGCTAAACGTATGGATCGTATGGAAACGTTTCATCGTGAAGATATGAAAATTATTATGGATAGCACATGGGAAATACTTGAAAAGATATTGCTGAAAGAACAAGGTAAGGAAGGATAGATAGATGGAGCTAGAATGGTTTCAGTTTTTATTAATTATAGTGACAATTTTAGGATGCACTTGTGCTGTTAATATAAGCACTACGGAAAAAATTAATCATTCGCTATGGTTTTATCATGAAAATATGAAATCTAATGGAACATTTATGATAGATCGTTATCGTAAAGATGCTATAGAGTACAAAGAATATATGAACCAACTGAATGACAAATGGAACATATTGCTCGAAAACAATGAGGAATTGAGAACATTGTTCGAAGATATAGTGAAAAAAGAACAAAGCCAAAAATAGCCATGTCAAAATCACATTGACTGCATGTTAAAAAGACATGAAAAACCCCTTCCTTTTTTACCGAGAAGGGGTTTTTTTAACATCACGCTGACTAAGAGAGTTATAATGAGATTTTATGAGATGCGGGTGACAGAAGGACAAAGATAAAAATGTATACTGCCACCCTAACAAATGCAAGAAGATGATTTTCAACTTCTTCTGCATCATCTTTATAAAATCTTTGGAATTTTCTGTCAACAAAATAAATCTCTTGACTTGAGACAATGCGCCTATCAATATCATCACAAACTATCAGGGGAAACAAATATTTAGAAATTGTTCTAGATAAAAAAATGCCCCCGATGAAGGGGGCATTTCTGAGAACAATATGAAAAAAAACAAGAATGCGTTACTTGTCACATCTTAAAAAACAGGTAACTAATTCACCTACCATGGAGAATGTATTCAAAATATATCTCCCAAAAATAATAAATGCAAGTGTTTTTTTTCATGAATGTTCTTAGAAAGCTTTTTAACTTTTTAAGAGTAATGTTTTATGGAAAAATTGAATTCAATTAATAGTAAAAATTTAGACAATAAATCATCAAGAAGCTGGGATGTCCATGTTGCTGAAATAACAGGGAATCTTAATGCCGCCCTCCTCTATGGACAAATAGCCCATCATCACAAAAACATGGGTGACTTTTCTAAATCCAATGAAGAATTAGCCCAAGAATTAAATTTTTCCCTCAGAACTTTTAGAAGAACCAAGAACTTATTGATTAATAATGGATTTATTTCTATACGTAATGGGAATAAAAACAAGACCATTTACTCAATTGTAAAAAAACTTGACTACTGTCAAGAATCCTATAGAAGATATGATATAAACTATTGTTTGATCAATAAGGATATAAACGCAGGGATTTTATTATCTCAGTTGATTTATTGTCATGAACATTTCTTTCAGAAAGGTCATATTGAATTCTTCAAGACCAATGAATGCCTTATGGAAGAATTATTTTTATCTATCAAAGAGCTTAAGAATGCAAAAAAGAAACTCATCAAAAATGGTTTCATCATGACAGGCATAGGGCAATACGGCCGTACTTATTACAAGATCAACATGGAGAAAATAAACAAGGCAGTCAGAGTTATTTCAGTTGGTGCAAAACCAGCCGCGCAGGTGTTGCAAAAGGGACTACGCAACATGGCCAAAACCAGCCGCGCAACATGGCCAAAAGGGACTGCGCAACATGGCCAAAAGGGACTGCGCAACATGGCCAAAAGGGACCACATAATAAATAAGGAATATATAACTAATATCTATCTAGGTAACGAGCTTACAAAAACAACTGATACCGATTGTGAGTCAGGCTTAGATAGACAGATAAAAGAAAAAGAATTTATGAATGAACAGCCAACGAAAGGGCAATGCCATCCTGAAAAGCCTAAGAGGCTCATAGAGGAGCCTTCGAGGGAGTTGGCGGCACATTCGGTACCTAAAGTCAAAAAACAATCTGTGGGGCTTCCTAATGCGCGCACAGAGGGTAAACAACTAGAAACAAAAGGAGATAAAAAAATGGAACCGTTAATTATGGAAGACAAGGAAGAAGTCATAAAAATGATCGAGATATGGAATGAAACCATTAAGAAGGATAAGGTTAATGCTTTATCGCTGAAACCAGAATTTAAAGAAAATATGATGGAAACCTTCGAAAGTAAGTTTGATAACTCATTTGATACATGGAAAGAATATTGTAAACATATCTCGTTAGATGAATTTTTCATGGGTAAAAAGGCAGGTAACAACGGATTTTTCGCTATAAACCTAACGTGGGCTTTAAAGGATGAATCCATCAACACGATCCTCCTAAGGATAATGGATAGCAAACAATCAAATACTATGCCGACAGATATAACCCCCTCCAAAGATTTTCTTATTAATGAGGCTTTGTCATCATCGGAAGATGAATGGTTGAAGAGATTAAAGGTAGTCTTGATAGATTATTTTTATAATGCACGCAAACATGATGGGATGAAATCTTATCAATCATACCTCAGAGGTGCTAAATTTGAAGTGTCCGTAATTAACGGACATTTCGAAGGCGGTAAGAAAAATTTAACCATCAAAACATCTTTTAATGCTTTTAACGGTTTGCTTCCTTATCATTCATTGATGGCAAAAGCATTTCAAGACTTTGAGAAAGTTACGATCTTCGGAGGAGAATCCGATCGTTTAGGCAATTCTTTGTACATGGAAAGAAAATCAACGAATGTCCGAGAGCCCCTACATATTTGGGATAGTCTATGTATCGAGCATGGCATCCAAACGATTGTTGCTATAGGACAAAAAACAATAGAGGATTCTTGTAAATTTGCCATGGGGATAAGGTGAAGGAAATAAAAGCCCCTTTCCTGACTGAATAACAAAGAAAGGGGCTTGAAGTGGTGCTTAAGTTTTTTAATCTTAAGTTCCACGGGGTACCATATACAGAGAGCTATGGTAGCGACAAATTAGCACACCTATCGTATCCCTACAAGAGATTAATCATAATTAATCTTTGGTTTTCACTTCAATATCCATTATTTTTCCTTTTTCAAAATCTTCTGTCTTTATTTTACATATCACACGTCTGTGAAGTGAATCAAAAAGAGGAATTGCGGTCTTTCCTATCATCCCTTCGGCTTTAATTGATCCATCCCCAAGAATTGACCTAAATCCATTTTTTGTAACGTGACAAGCTTCATTTAAATTGCTAATAGGTAATATAGGAACCACATCAAATCCTAAATTTTTGCAAATTTCTTCTAAGTCAGAACGTTTTAACCAAAATTTACCTGAAACCAAAATATCAAAGACAATAAACTTTTCTGTGTCACTATACTTTCCACCACGTAACTTATCTTTTTCTCCTGCTTGAATTTTCCCGCCATATCCCTCACCAAAGATAACGACATCTTTATCTCCAAATATTTCTTGAAGCTTTTCCATTGAAATAATATCAAAAATATAATGTTCAATAGCTTTTGGAACTTCAGCATTTTCAGTACGGCCGCCAAGTTCAAGGCAATTTCCTTTCAAGATTCTAATATTGGTGCCATCAATTTTTTCTGTAAATTCCCACTCTCTTATTATTGAATAAATTTGGTTTTTATATCTATTTGTATTGACTTTGAATGTCTTTTCATCACGATTAAATACAGTCTCAATTTTTGGGTATAACATTTTAATCCTCATCGCTTTGTTTTTATATAACCAATCTTTTATATCTTTAGGAAGTCTATCATATTGTATGTATCCTCAGTCATTACAGATTGTTTTTTGATGTTAGGTACCGGATATACTTCAAACTCCCTTTTTTCTCCTCTCCTCGCAAACTTGATCAAGATTTTCTGCTATAGTAAAAAGTACGCGTATAATATCATCCAATTTATTAGATTGATAATTAATTAATCCTCTTAACATCTTTGTTTCCTTATCTTGAGGTGAAATATTGTTTGGCAGCTCTCCAACCCAAACTAAATGATCAAAATTTCTTTCTCTTATGTTCGTTATAAACTCTTTTACATTTTCTATTTTCATCTTTTCTCTCCGTATGTTGGTTGTTTCTCTCTCACTCTCTATAGATAACTCATTTAAATTATTTTTGCAATACTTTTTTTAAAAAATATTAAATATATTTATAAATCTTCAATTCCCCTACAAATTCCATACCTTAGAGGGGATAAAAAAAATCTTCCAAAGTTAGACAAAATATTTTAACTTAATTTTATGAAAAATTTATTTATAACTATCCCATACCCCCCATCCGTTAATCGGATATATCATAACAGAATCATCACTAAAGATTTATGTGCAAAAAATCATCTAAGAGGAAGGGGGCTTACTAAAGAAGCTAAAGCCTATAAAACGTACGTCTCTAACCTCTTACACTACTCCTTTCTTAATTCAAAATTCGGGGATGAAAATGTCAAGGTAACTATCTTAGACAATCCAGCTAATAGACGAGGAGATAGCCATAATGGCCTAAAAATCGTGTTCGATGCCATGCAGCTCTCAGGAATCATTAATAACGACAAACAAATCGTTGCTTATGAAGTCATCCCAGGAGCTATAAAAAAACCTCCCGTATGGTGTCTTAAGATAGAACCCTACACATTACCACTAGAAGCAAAAGAACTATGAGCAAAACTTCCTTTATCCCCGATCTTATTCCTTATAATGAAATGCATCATTTTCTCAAGGAAAAATTTAACATTACGCATGAGGAACTCAGATATTGGATAAAAATGAGCCTAACTTTTATTAAAGATAAATTTTATGATATTGATGAGGATATCACCCTTTATATGGAAGATTCTGTACAGAATGATGTGTATTTATTGTTTCCTTATGTAAGTGATCTGCCAGATATAAATAGTGCTTATCAACTTTCTGAAAATGAGTTTTTTTATCCAGAATATTGCTTTTATAGCAAACAAGCAGTACTCCAATTCAAACCATCTTATCATTTACGCTTTGTCTATCAAAAAGACCTAACAGGAAAAAGAAATTGGAATGATTATAGAATTGGGTCAAGAGATTCTCCACTTTCTAAAATTTTATTAAAGGCTAATGAACATGGAATGTTGAGATTCTATGATTATTCTATTGATGAATTTACCAGAAATGCTACGCCGTCCCAAAAATGGTGTCAAAGCTTTGAAGGAGAAGAATATATAAAAAGTCCTGAAAGCTTCTTTCTTCTTTGTGACATCCTCAATGTCGAAAGAGTGTTTCTAGGAAAAAATAAGGAACTCTGCCTAAATGAACTTGGTATAAAACCTCTGGACCTTCCCAAAAATGTTATTAACCTTAAAAAGAAAAAGGATTAAGAAATGAAAGACACAACCCGAAAAAAACAAACAAAAGATCAAAATCTCCAAGAAAGAATAGATAAACTCCTAGTCATCTTCAATGCCCCTGAGACATCATGCATCTTTTGGAAGGTAAATGAACCACATGCACACCTTATGGGTATACGTCCCGTAAAAAGAACTACCGTAGAGGTCGTTAACCCTAATGGATTTAATCCTTATGACAAAAAAATTGAAGAAAACTTGTTTAAATGCTTTAAAATATTTATTTTAGATAGTAAAGACAAGCTTATAGTGACAGATGAAGAAATAAAGAATAAGCAAGAAATAGAAAAGAATGGTATTATTTACATCAAGAACAATGATTTAGTTTATATTTTTGATGCTGTGAGGAAATCAACATGAAATCTGAAGAGAAAAAGACTTTATCTAATGGAAATATTCCACGTGGAAAAAGAGAAGTCGGAGAGCGTAATAAAAGAACAAGGTTGATGGAGATTATAGGAGAAGAAAACTATAATGCCATTTGTAAAATGCACATGGAGACAGCCCTTTATTGTGAAGATCAAAAGCTGAGAGCAAGCGCACAAGCATTTCTTATAGAGAGGATGGAGCCTAAGCCTTCCCCCATACCTCACAAAACCTATATCAATCTTCCTCTATTAGCTATGGATTCTATGGATAATATTAAAGAGAATGAAAAGATTCTACTTAAACACGTTTGTGGAGGGCATATATCTATAGAAGAAGGGGAGAAGCTATTCTCTATGACAGAACAAGCCCGCAAGACCTATGAGACTACTGAAATAGCAAAAATGCTTAGAGAAATGGATGATCGTATGAGGGAAAATGGTCTATAGCATTGATTTTGTTTGCTTAATGTTTTTTAACATTTTTTTAAAAAAAGTATTGTAAAAATAATTTAAGCGTGTTATAAATAAGATGTTAGGTGAGTTAACAACAGACATACGGAGAGAAAAGATGGATAAAGTTTTTGTGGTCATGGATATAGAATCAGTTTTTTTAGCGGTTTATTCTTCAAGAGAAAAAGCACAACAGTTCGTTGATAGAATGAGAGGGACATATTTAGGGAATGCGTTAATTGTTGAAGAAACACCGATTGATGATTTTTCAATGTTTGAGCCTTTTACAGACGAACAATTACTTAAAGCTCTTTCAAAGATTTGAATCAATAAATTAACCACAACATACGGAGAGAGAAGATGATTAAATTTTATGAAACTTTAGAATCTGGTCATGATGTGTTGATTGGTTCTTTCCATACGTGGGAAGAGGCAGATGAAGCATTAGAAGACTACAAAATAAATAATCCTAAAAACAAAGCTTATATTATTGGGTGCGCCTTTCGTTCTAAAGAGTATTTGTTATCAATTGGCGCGTTCGAATTAGAAAATGACAATTAAAAATGGAAGAAGTAAAAAAAAGAATTTCTCAACTTATGTTGTTGGGATTTTTTTCATCAATAATAATTGGTTGGCTAATTAATTGTCAAGATTACGGGTTTGCAGCATTTTTATTTTGCACTTTTCTTTTTTGCATTCTTGTTGTTCTTGTTGGTGCTGTTATTTATAAGGAATAAATAAAATGTCTAAATTGTATGTGGTGCTTGGTTTAAAATATCCGCCAAAAAATTTTGATGTTTTTGCAAACATTACATTAAGATCGGAAGGGCCAATTGAGATTGTCCAATTTATCTGTGAAAATAAGGAAAAAGTTGAAGAAATTAAAAAATCATACATAGATATAACAAGTGTCTATGAAATAGACGCAAAATTAATCAACATAGATGAGAGTTGAAATGAGTATAGAGGAGAGCAAAAAATGATAATGAATTACGAAAAATTTAAAAAAGATTTTCCTACGTTAAGTAAATATGGATTATATTTCAAAAAAATTGACGAAATGAAGGAAGAGGGAACTTATGACCCAAATCGTATTACAGATATACAGAATCTTTTTTCTGACATTGATAATATAAGAGACGAGTTGGAGCGTTTAGATGACTTGGAGCGTTTAGATGACAGAAAAGATAATAGAGAAGATTTGAAATGAGCAGTGATAAGATGGATGAAAGTCTAACAAATATTTTTTCAGGAAGTTCACGGCATAATGTTGTTAAGATTAGACCTTTTACGAACAAAAAGATTTATCTCCAAATATGTATTGGAAGTAGCATAGCGCGAGAGCTAGAGTGGATGGATGGGGACTTCATAGATGTTGAATTTAATCCAAAAAAAAACATTGTGTTGCTAAAAAATATAAATAAAATTAAAGATGAATATTCAGAATATTGGCCTATTAAAAAGTATATTTTTAGAAGAATAAACAAAAGTTATTCATACTCTGTTAATTTACCTTATGTTTGTTTTAATAATGAAAATATAAAAAACAAAGTAGTAGATCATGAGATCATAGAAGAAAACGGGAATAAGTTTCTAAAGATTTATTTGAGTGGGAAAGAAGATGAAAATAAGCAATGAAGAAGGTCAAGGGTCTTTTATTTGGTCTCAATCAAAAGTTAGGACGCTATTAACATGTTTTGACACAATCTGTGATAAAGAGCGGTACGAAGATATTTTAGCTGCCATTTTAATATTTTATGTGCAGAAGCACAAGGAATGTGAATCTAAAAATATTAGTGTTGAATTCCATGCAGAACAATTAAAAGATAACTTTCTTAGTCTTAGAAAAGAAATGGATGAGGATCAAGAAAATGAACCAATCCTATAATGATATTTCTTCTAATCTTTATTTGGTTTTTGATTTACCTTCTTGAATCTCGCTTATGGGAAGGAGCCATTGGTTTTTAAGAGCAAGCTGCTTATATTTTGTTATATCCCCTCCTATTAAAATCTTTTCCTTATTGTGGCAAAATAAAATCTCTAACTCATTGATTTTGTCACTGCATATCTTTATCATATCTGCTTCTGAAATTTCTCTATACGTAAGAGTATTTTTATAATCGTTGTCGTGTAAGTGCATGTTATAACTTTGATTAACATAAATGTATTTAATGTGTTTCACCCATTCATTCTCTTTCTCTCCTTTAATTGAATATACGAATACTTTTCCAAGATATACTTGCTGTACCATCCATACTCCAATGATATAGTCTGTACTCTTTACCTTGATGATCATGCTTGCTTTCCTAATGTTAATTTGCAATTTTAATAAAATTTGTGATAAAACACTCTGTAATGCAATACAAATTTACAAAATGACGTGAATTTACAGTCTTTTAAAAAAATACATAGAAGTTTCTCAGATAGGCTAGACATTTACAATCCTAAAATAGAACAAAGGTTTGTTGATGAAGCCGCTCTGTATTCCTCATCTCTTCATGCCTTTGTTAAGGGTGCTTGGCCAATTATAGAAGGAGGACGGGAATTTGTAGATGGATGGCATATTCAGGCTATCTGTGAGCATTTAGAAGCCGTTTATAGAGGAGAAATAAAAATGCTCCTTATTAACGAACCGCCACGTTGCATGAAATCAACGGCATTTCCTGTATCTATGCCAGCTTGGATATGGACACGTGAACCATCTTTTCAATTCCTATTCTTATCCTATGTTGCAAGGCTAACTATAAGAGACAGCGTAAAATGTCGCCGTATTATCAACTCAAAATGGTATCAGGAAAGATGGGGTCATACATTTCAACTTCTAGGAGATGTTAACTCAAAGATTAGGTTTGATAACAACAAGACAGGCTATCGAATTGCTACATCTATTGGAGGAGCAGGAACGGGAGAGGGAGGGGATATTATCGGGATAGATGACCCTAATGACGCTGGTGAGACAGAATCAGATGTTATCAGGGAATCAACAAATGAATGGTGCGACCATGTTTTATCAACGCGTTTAAACAATCCAAAAACAGGAAGGATTGTTGTCGTTCAACAAAGATTACATTCACAAGATTATTCGGGACATATTTTATCTAAGGAAATCCCAGAACTTGTCCATCTTTGCTTACCTATGGAGTTTGAGAGGTCGCGTAGGTGCATAACTGTCCCACTTCCTAGTACAAATGGAAAGCCTTGGAAAGACCCACGCTTGAATGATGGTGATTTGTTATGGCCTGAACGATTCGGGGCTGAACAAGTCGAAACCTTAAAAAAGTCAATGAATAGTGAGTATGTCATTGCAGGACAGCTTCAACAACGCCCTTCTCCCGCTAAAGGAGGAATTCTTAAAAAGGATTGGTTCCAATGGTGGAAAGAGCCATCTCCCCCCCAATGTGAATTTGTCCTTCAATCATGGGATACGGCTTTAAGCACAAAAGCAAATGCTTGTTATAGTTGTTGTACCACTTGGGGAGTTTTTAAAGATAAATACGATGTATCTCACGCTATCTTGCTTGATACATGGCATGGCAGGGTAGAATATCCTGATTTGCGTAGAATGGCGACAAGGTTAGCCCGATATGATTCTCATTGAAGCAAAAGCAAATGGATTGTCTCTCATACAGGATTTAAACCGTGCAGGATTAATAGTTAACCGTTTTGACCCTGTTAAACATGGAGGGGGAGACAAAACAGTTAGGGCACGTCTTATGAGCCATGTATTAGAAGCTGGTAGGGTATGGGTTCCTGCTAAACCTCCACATTATACATCCCTACGTAATTATGCTGATGTTTTTGTAGATGCGTGCACATCATTCCCTAATGACGTGGATTCACGGGATTATGTAGATAGCATGAGCCAAGCTATTATAAAGCTTATGTCGTCAGGACTTATAGGCAATCCTGATGACGCAGAATTAAGTTTAAGGTATAATAGGTGGGAAGGTGAGAAATTCTATTAAGGGGTGAACATTATGAGTAAATTTGTAGAACGGTTGTTAAAAATAACAATCATATTTTTGATTTTTATTGGAATGTTTATATATTTTTCCTGTGGTAGTTCATCAGGATGTGAAAACAACTTGACAACTTCTCGTGAAGATCAAACAACACAACATTATTTGAGCGATTCTCAGGAAGATGCAATAGCAAAACAGCAGGAGCTTTTTGATTTTTATCATAAACAAAAGAATTTAACGAATGAGAATGAAACATTACATGAAATTATAAATGCACAACCGATAGAGATTGAAGACAAAGAACGTCAGATAAAAATACAAGAGAAACAGGTGCAAGCACCAATAGAGCGTGCAAAAGTAGATGTCTCAACGGTTAAAAAGGCAGAGGAGGTAGGACAACAAGTAGCAAAAGAGACTACACGCGTTGTCCATCAGGTCAATAGAGAAGCAAAACGAATCTTAAAGAAATTTTAGGATTTTTCAATCTCCATTATATTTGGTTCATAAAAACTAATGATATCTGTTAACCTTATTGTTAAATCTGGATTGTTTGTATTTGGCTCTTGATGTTCACATGATCTATTAAATTCTTTTCTCCACTCATCTAAATTTAATCCATCGAAAGTAAAATTAACTGTCCATATATATACTGGCGGACAAGAATATACAATTTTTTCAATCATCTCAAATTCGGTATCATTTGGCATTCCTGATATAAAACTTAAAAACTCCTCTTTTGTTATTTTTTTTGACATTGTTTTTCCTTCAATGAAAAGTAGGCTTAGTCTCTATTTCCTTGTAGCATTCAACAACTTTAAATATTCTTCGTAGGCTCTCAAATTCATCTGAGACAATAAAAGATAGTCTTTCAGATATGCTATTAATGAACTCATTATTAAGATATCTTTTATTTAAAATAAAATTAACTATTGTTGTGTAGTAATAAAATAAATTATTAAGAATCATTATTATGAAACAATAGTCATTTCCTGATATTTCTATATTTATTTCTGTATTTAGGTCGTAAGAATTAATTGTTTCTAATAGTTTATCAGATTGTTTTAATGCGAGTGATAAATGTGCGAGTGCTTCTGTGCAAAAATCGATGATTAATTTATGTCTTGGGTCATGATGATCAATATGATCCTCATAAATTTCATATATTTTATATAATTCAGCAAATAATAGAGCAAGATCGCTTCCGCAACTGGCTGAAATATTATTTATAAGTTTAGTATAATTAATGAATGATTCAAGTCTATAGTAATCTAGAGAGTCTTGATTTGTATTATTTGTAATGTAAAGAGAAGGAAATTTATGTGCCATTGCATAAATATTTCCTCCAAATAATTGCTTTTCCGATTCCATTTTTAGTTGAGTTCCAAGTGTATCTTCAAATGTTTTAGTCATCTTACAATGCTTTTCTTATGTTCCTATCTTATGATAGGCAATAAATTTGTCATTAGTAAACTATTTTCTATTTCTAAATTAGTAAAATTTGTATATAATTTTATATATTTACATTTTGAGATGACGCCATGCCAGACGAATTCAAAGAAGATCATCTATATCAACTCCCATCTATCCTTGATCAAATCAACATTGAGGATATCTCTTTTAATGAGGATGATGAAGCAGTCGAGCAATTCATCCAACCTAACTTTTCAGGCCATAATGAAAACCTAGCAGAAAAACTTCCAGACAGTGTTTTAAACAAAATTTCCTCCAGATTAATTGATGATATAGAAAATGACATCATTTCCCGTAAGGATTGGGAAGATGGGCTCGTTGATATATTGAAGCAACTTGGCATCAAGGTTGATAAGAGAACTTTTCCATTTGAGGGGGCAAGCGGTATCTATTCCCCTATTGTCATGAGGACAGTTGTTGAATTTTATGTCAGTGCTGTCCCTGAGCTTCTTCCTTTAGAGGGGCCTATAAAACAACTCATTATAGGGCAAGTGACAAAAGAGCTGGAAGAAATCGCAAATCGCGTAGAAACATGGTCAAATATTTATTTTACCAAAGAAGCTCCTGAGTATTACTCAGATTTCAAAAAAATGCTCATGTGGCTAGGGGTTATCGGAGATACAGTTAGAAAAACATATTTTGATCCTATTCTGAAACGTCCTACTTCTAAATTCATTTTTCCTCAAGATTTTATCGTAAAATACGGCACAACAGACCTTGAAACATGCGACCGCATGACTGAAGTCATTCAACGTAACAAAATAGATATGGCACGATATAAGCAACTCGGTATCTATCGTGATATTGATTTGCTTTCCGATGATGAAGATGATGAGACAAGCCTTAAAAAAACCATCAATTATGTAGAAGGGATAACAGTCCCTAACTATGAAGAGTCAGACACCTATACACTTTATGAGTCACATGTTTATCTTGATATTGAAGAATTAAAAAACAATGAAACTTCAGAATCAGATGTCAATGAAGATTTAGAAAAGAGCAACTACCGTCCATACATTGTAACAATTGATAAGAAAACAACAAAAATCCTTGCTATCTACAGGAATTGGGAAGAAAAAGACAATGATTTTGAGCGTCTAGATATATTCACTAATTATGTTTACATGGAAGGTCTTGGGTTCTATGGCTTTGGTGCTGCACATCTTATCGGAGGACTTGCAGAAGGTTCTACGATGCTATTGCGGCAAACAATAGATGGACAGACTCTATCAAACTTTCCTGGTGGTTTGCGTGTTAAAGGAACGCGTGCCGTTGATAATAACCTAAAAGTAGGCCCTACAGAGTTTATAGAGATAGATACAGGCGGCCAACGTATCCAAGACGCTATTATGTTGATGCCTTATAAGGAACCATCTCCTTATATTAATGAATTGCGTAAGGAGCTAGAAGCTGCTGCATCCGGTGTTATGGGAGCAGCAAACTCACAAATAGCTGACTTTAACCCAAATGTTCCAGTTGGAACAACATACGCTCTCCTGGGTCTTCTTTATAAGGTACAAAGCACGGTCATTCGCGGTATCAGGGATTCTATGTCAAAGGAATTCAAAATATTCTACCGCTTGTTTTCAAAACATCTTCCTGATGTTGCTTATGATTTTGATGGTGCTGGTATCTCATCCCAAATAAGTTCACATGATTTTATTGAAAATGTCCATATTGTTCCGATAGCTGATCCGCACGTCACATCAGAAGTGCAAAGGCTTATAAGAAGCCAGTTAATCGTAGATTCCGCAAATCAGTCCCCAGACCTTCATAATCGGTATGAAGCATACAGGATGCTTTATCAATCTATGAAGCTGTCAGAATCCCAAATAAATGAATTATTGCCGCCGCCAAGCGAGACTATTCCTCTCGGCCCTGTAGAAGAAAACCAAAATTTAATAAAAGGTAAACCTGTTGTCGCATTTATTGAGCAAGATCACGCCTCTCATAATATAATCCATAGTTTGATAGAAAATGATCCTAATTCTCCGCCTGAAGTTATAGCAGCAACAATGGCACATAAAGCTGAACACACTGCTTTTGAATTCCGATTGAAAATTGAAAATATGATAGGATTTCAGCTACCGGAAAATCCTTCAGATGTTCCTATAGAAGTACAAAACCAAATTGCAATGATGGTAGCCCAAGCCATTATGCAACAACAACAGCAACAGCAACAAGAAGCTCCTCCGCCTCCTCTTGATCCTGCTCTTGTTATGTTGGAAGAAGTCAAGGTGAAGGACAAGGGCATTGATGAAAAAGCAAAAGCTGACCAGCTAAAAGCAGAAACAGAATCATTTAAAGCCCAACTTAATTACGAAGCAGAGATGAAAAAAATTGAATTGGGTGAGAAAGAATTAGAATTAAAAGCAGCAGGTATTATTTAAGACCTAAAATTTTAGATAAATTTGTGAGATAATAACTAATGTATACGGGTATATACCACCATGTTTGAATGTTCGACATGGAATTAACGTTAATTAATAGGGAAATAGAAAATGAGTAAGCATCATAAAAAGCGGGAAGGCGATTTGCATGGTAGAGACGTTGGGCTGATTGGTGAACGTCATGAGAAAGTAGCAGGTTATGAAAGTCCTATGTGGGAAGCTGTAAACAAGATGATTGAAGGACACATGCCTACAACTAATCTTTGTACTGTAGCAGCCGCAGGTAGTAATCATGGTGGCAATCATAGAAGTGTAGAACGTGAACAAAGCCGAATGGTAGAAGGAAAGCACGAATTACATAGTGGTCGCATGAAGAATGATGAGCCTCCTCGTCATAAAAAGCATTTTGCTGCTGGTGGTGTTGGTAAGGTAAGAAAAGGCCAATATTAAAAATGAAATAGGGAGGAGCTATCAAATCTTTCCCTATTTCTATCGTTTTTTATCATGAAAAATTATGTTTGACAACAATGTAAAATTTATTTAAAAATAAAGATTGTATTTTAAACATATTTTATCATAAGGAATAAAAATGAGTCTCGTAAAATTTAAAGACGCTATTGTTAATCCACTCAAAACAACCATTGAACAACATAAAGCTGTTACCCTTGCTCAATTTAGCTCCCGCGATGATCTAACAAAACAATGGGATCGTGCAGAAGGCATGTCAATGTCTCTTAATCATATCGAAAGTGTTTATTCCAAGTTTGAGAATGAAAAACCTGTTGAGCAGGAACAGGTTGTAGAAATACTCCCACCTCAATAAGGATAGATTAATGCGTTTATTAGAAGGTGCAACTATTACAAATGATGTGATCCGAGAAATTTTGGGAGAAAAACACCCTATTGCTCTTGGTTGGCAAGTCTTAATAGAAACTTATGATTTAGGAGATAATTTTGTTAATGCGGATGGTTCAAAAAGCCTTTTTGAACGTCCTGACATAGCAAAAGACCGTGATCCATTTCAAATGGGTGTAGGTAAAGTCCTCATGGTCGGAAGTGCGGCTTTTAGGGGGTCTAAATATGTATTTTGGGACATTATCCCTGAAGAAGGAGATTATGTTTCATTTTATAAATATGAAGGTACGCAAGCCGTTCACGACAGAACGAATATTCAATATTTTCAAGATTATAATATCATAAGTATTATTCCTGAGCCTTCTTTATCCGCATGTTACCATAATTTTAGAGGTATTTAAGGAGCTGTTAAGTGAGCGATAAAGATATCGGAAATGCAACTACACAAACAATGTATGAGTTGGCAACAAAACCTACTTTTGTAGACAGAAGTGAAGATATTGAGCAGCAAATATCATGGGAAATTGCAGGTGAGGAAGAGACAACGCAATTTCCCCCCAATCAGGAAGAAGTAAAAGAAGAAATCTCCCCTCATGAAGAGGAGCAAGATATTGCTGAAAAAACACAATCCATTCCTGAATCTGATGATGAAGCAACAGAAGAATCAGAAAAAAAGAAGAAAAAGAATAGAATATCTGAAAAGAGCAGAATTGCTCAACTTACCCGTGAATTAAGGCAAGCACAATCTGTAGCGCATGACGTTCTTTCACGTAATCAATTTCTAGAATCGAAAATATCCCAAAAAGAAAAAGAATCTTTCACAACTCAAGAAAATTATCTTACAGCCCAAAAGGAAAGAGTTAAAAAATATCTCACTGATGCCATTGAGGAGGGTGATCCGTCCAAGATTGCCGAAGCCAATGATCTACTCAGTCAATATAACACTGAAATCCTGATCAATAAGCAAAAACAAATTGTTCAAACAGAAATTCCCCAACAAAGGTCATATACCCAATCTTCTTATGAAGAGCCTATAGAAATTCCTTATGAAGAAACGGGCAAAGAATGGATGGAAAAAAACTCTTGGGCTAATCCACAATCTCCCCATTTTGACAAAGAAATGTATGAAGAAGCAGATAATTATTCTATACGGCTCGCCCGTAAATATAAATTAGAAGGAAGAGGAGATGAAGTCGGAACAGAGGATTTTTTCAATGAAATCACAGACTACATCAAAGATTCTTATGATATTTCAACAACTCCTCAAGCTTCTAATTCTAAGCCACAATCAAGGGATAGAATGCAAATGAAGACTGATAAATCACCACCTGTAGGTTCTGTAACCCGTCAAACTCCTATTAATCAACCATCATCAAAATCTAGAGATATTGTCCTTACACCCGAACAAAAAGAAATAGCTTATTCTTTACGTGGTTTTGTAAGAGACCCTAAAACAGGGCAAAAAGTTCAAGACAATAGAACTCTTGAAGAAATTTATAAACATAACCTCATGAAAGGAAATGGATAATGGCACGCCCGAAAAATACAGATAATATTGAATCTTCCGTTTTTCCTGATGGATATCAAATGAATGCATGGAATGATGATAGGTCTGTTGGTATTGCTGCAGAGAGGAGCCGATTAGATGATAGGCGTCCTGAAACGCATTATAAAAGACATAAAGGAAGACTATCATTTCCAATGCATGAAATTCCATCCGACATGCAATATATCTTTGCCACCCATACATTATTAAATGAGCCTCAAGGTGATAATCTTCAGGAATTATATGAAGATGGATATGATTTTGTAAAAAAAAGTGCTCATCCAAGCCAAGTAGGCCCTGAACTAACCACATACTCAGATGACCGTATCCGAAAGGGTGCGTGTGTTGTTATGAAAAAACCAAAGCATCTTTGGGTTGCTGACCAGAAAGCCAATGAGGAAGAAAGCACGAGAAAACAAAAAGATGTTTTAGCTTGTACAGATTATTTTGGATCACCAGCAGGTCAACCACGTTTTGTAGTTGAAAATAGTGGGTCTTATACACCAAGTTACAGCGACAAAAGAGGTTAATATATATGTTTCCTAAAATTATTCTATTTGGTAATGAAAACCGAACTAAAATGCTGGAAGGCATCAACATCCTGGCTAACTCTGTTAAATCTACCTTAGGTCCACAAGGAAGAAATGTTGTTATAGCAGTTAAAAATAAACCAATCCGTTTCACGAAAGATGGTGTTTCTGTTGCCAAAGAAGTTTGTTTGGAAGATGCAGTGCAAGAGACAGGGGTCAATATCATAAAAGAAGTTGCCCTTAATACATGCGATACGGTAGGAGATGGAACTACAACAGCCACCGTTATTGCACAAAATATTATTAGCCAAGGAACATCTTATTTAGAAAATGGTCATAATCCTATGGATTTGAAGAGAGGTATAGATATCTCTATTGAATTCGTAGAAAAATATTTGCGTGAGAAGTCCATTGATGTTTCTACAGATGAAGAAGTCATTAACATTGCAAAAATTGCTTGTAATGGAGATAGGGAGCTTGGAGAGCTTATTGCCAGTACATTTAAGAAAGTTGGGAAAGAGGGTGTAATAACTTTAGAAGAATCTTCTTCCGGTAAAACAGAAGTAACGATGACAGAAGGACTTCAACTTGATAAAGGGTTTATTTCTCCTTATTTCGTAACAAATCCAGCTAAAATGGTCTGTGAATTGGAGAATCCATATATCCTTGTGTATGACAAGAAAATATCTACTCTTCAACCTATGTTTCCTCTTCTTGACTCTATCGTTTCTTCTAATGATTCCTTATTGATTATTGCCGAAGATGTAGACTCTGAAGCGTTGGCCAGTCTTGTTATTAACCATAAAAAGAATGGGTTTAAGATTGCAGCTATTAAAAGTCCATCTTTTGGATTGCAAAAAGTAGATTTGATTTCTGATCTTTCGGTTATGACAGGTTCTAAAATGGCTTCCGAGGATATGGGAATAAAATTGGAAGGCATACGAAAAGATATGCTCGGACGCGCTAAAAAAATCATCATTAGTGCTGAAAAAACAATAGTTGTTGGGGGATATGGTGACCAAAAAGAAATTCAAGAAAGATGTGAATATCTAAGGAATGAAATTGAATCTTGTGATAATCCACAGATGAAAAACCATCTCCAAGAAAGGCTTGCAAGGCTTACAAATGGGGTAGCCGTTGTTAAAGTAGGTGGAATCAGTGATTTTGACATAAAAGAACGTAAAGACCGTGTTGAAGATGCTATTCATGCAACAAGAGCAGCCTTACAAGAAGGTATATTGCCTGGTGGTGGTATTGCCTTATTGAATGCTTCTAATCATTTAAACTCTTTAGATTGTGAACATAATCCAAAGATAGCGCATGGTATTTATTTAATTGAAACCGCTTTGAAAGCTCCTTGGAACCAAATCCTTGAAAATGCAGGGCTAATTCCTGAAGAAATATATGAAGGTCTTGACAGACACGCTGAAAATTCATTTCGATTAGGATATGATGCTTTAAACTTCCAATACGTTAATATGATTGATGCTGGAATTATTGACCCTACCAAAGTCGTTATCACTGCCTTTAAAGATGCTGCTTCTATCGCAGGATTACTATTAACGACAGAAGTTGCTCTTATCGAAGAGAATGAAATTACTCTTGATACAGTACAAGGCTCATCTAGCTCAATTAAGGTGAGAGTTTGAAATACAATCTTTTTGATAAGGTCATATACACTTCATTTATTTTTCTTATGGTTGTATTTGCAATACACCTATGCATGTTTGTTACAGATTGTGTAGAAGGCCTATCAGAACCATTAGTTCTTCATTGGACTTGTTTTTAAAGATGATGACATCCTGAAAGAAAGAAAAAATGATCACGCTTGGCAATATGTTGTTATTTTTGATTGTGATAGTGTCTGCTTGTTGGTTAGCCATAGAAATATTTAAAAAAATATCTAAAAATTGATATCCAACTGATGTTAAATTAATTTCAAACAGAGAATTAGGCTATTTTATCGCTGCTACTAAAATGATGTGTCATTTTTAATCTCTTCATGTCATATTTCCTGATACTACATGTTTCCCTTCAAAAAATCTAAAAATATAATAGGGAGTATTCAATATGATTAAACAAGCCTTACTCATAATTATAACTATGACTTTCTCATTTTATAGCTTAATGGCGATAGAGATAGAGGAGGATGGAAAAACTGTGCCTACCTCTCAACCATTTGTCAGGAAGACCATGATCTATACATTCAATGAAGAAGGAAAAATGATAGGAAGGGAAGGTGAATCATTCCAAAGCGATGAAATTTTTTTAGAAATAGATTCGTTACTAAAGGAAGAGTCAAGAATTCAATCTAAACTTGCGTCTATAAGATCGCAACGCACTGTTCAAGATAGGAGTGATGATCCTGCAACCTTATTGGTAACGACTCCTGTAATATGTTGTTATCCATGTTGTATCCTATGGTCACTTCTTTCAGAGTGCTTTGCTAAAGAGCATGACATGAAGAATCTCATGAATGAGGAAGTAGAGAACAAAATCAAATTAAGGGAACTTGATCAACAAATCAGAAGGTTGATGAAGGATATTTATTTGCGCACAGGCCGCCAGCATCCCAAGATGCGCATTTCTTCATAAATATATGATTGATGCACCATCTTCGTTTATTCTTCTTTTTTACCCTATTAAATAAAATTTTAATAAAATTGTATTTTCTGTCTTATTACCCATAAAATTTTATGATAATGTACATATATCAACTTACGGTTCTATCCGTTAGTTCGTCCCTTCGGGTTGACGCCATAGGAATATTAGGAAAAGAGCCTAATTATTCCTCTTTCGCGCATTAGGTGCGCAAAATCCCTCTTTTATACAATTTAATAATTTTTCAGGAGTTTAACATGACTTATGGCGTCAATGCGCCGTTAGGCTTGCAAGCTGCAACATATGGTAGCTCTGCGCCTTGGTCTGGCGGTTTTCAAGTATTCAATATCACACCAAATTACGGTACGTCCCTATTTCTTGGTGACTTAGTAACTTTCACAAATGGACAACTTGTCCGATATACACCAGGTCAATCGGCTACCGCTGCTCCCTGTGGTGTTTTCTGGGGATGTACTTTTACAGACCCTACGGGTGTAGTTCAAATTCAAAAATATTGGCCAGCAGCACAAGCGGTCAAGACAGGTACGTATCCGCTTGCAAATGTAATTACCGACACAAATACCATCTTTTCAATTCAATCGAGTGCTGCATTTGCATGGTCTAACTTGGATAAGAATTTTGACGTTACGTTTGCAACGGCAGGTAATCCATTAACCGGAGAATCAGGAATGATGTTGGATTATACGACTGTTGCAGCAACCGCTACGCTTCCTCTGCATGTTATCGCTTTTGACACAGTTCCAGGAAATGTTCCAACCCCAGGGGGAACAAGTGTGGCTTATGCGAATGTCCTCGTGAAGCTTAATAATACAACCATCAACGCCGGATCAACAGGAGTATAACTAATGGCGATTATTACATTACAATCAATTCAGAATTTGCTTCGGCCTGGTCTGGCCGCAGTATTCGGAGACTACTTGGTCTATCCTGACCAGTGGAAAGAAATATTCACAAGCCACGTTTCAAACAAAGCAGTTGAGTATGAAGTTGAAATGAGACTTTTACCTATGGCTCAATTTAAGCCGGACGGTGGAGCAGTTCAATACGGTGATATGGCACAAGCTTATACTACCTCTTATTTCCACAGAAACTTTGGTATCGGGTTAATTTCCAAGATTGTGAATTTTTTCACAATCAAAACGGCTCCGTTATACGGCAACGTATAAATTGAAACTGGGTGAACTCAGGGAACATCCCATAGGGACAATCCTGAGCCAAGCCGTCGAAAGACGGAAGGTGCAACGACTAGATCGAAAGATCGTAGAGCCAAGCGGCTCGAAGCGCCCAGCACCCTACAGGGGTGAAGATATAGTCTCCTCTCACAAGCAATTGTGAGCAGTCCGAAAGGGCGGGTTAGAAGTCGCGATTCTAACTGAAGATAAGGTTCAGATTACGGCCAATACTATTCGTGACAACCTTTACAAGGATTCTTGGCCACGTGCTACCGAATCCGGTAAGGACTCTATGCGTCAAGCTAAAAATATTGAAGGCGCAAACGTTCTTAACCAAGGGTTCAATGTTTCGTACCCGGTGAGCGACGGTCAGCCTTTGTTTTCAACGCAACATCCCGTTCAGGGAAACACTGTGCCAAACACATTCGCATTGCCGACACAGCTCAATGAGACTTCTTTGCAAGATGCATTGATTGGAATCCAGAAGTTCTTGAACGTTGCCGGACTTCGTATTGCTCTTCAGTCTGAAAAGTTGATTGTTCCTCCCGAACTTCAGTTCACGGCAAATGTTCTCTTAGAAAGCAAATATCGTACATCAACAGCTAATAACGATATTTCTGCAATCTATAATTTGAGTAGTGTTCCAATGGGATATCGCGTTAACCAATTCCTCACGTCACCTTCAGCCTGGTTCCTTAATACAAATGAAAGTAATGGTTATAAATACTATGAAAGGGATCCATTAACTATTGATATGTTTACAGATACAACTACTCGTAACTTAAACGTTACTTTCGTAGAACGGTATTCATTTGGTTGTTCTAATTGGCGTGCAGGTTTTGCATCAGCAGGAGTATAAATCATGAGCATAAGTACACCATCACAAGGTTCCCATTTTTCAGATGGCGTGCGGACTGGCCCTATTCTTGGGTCAAGCTACACACCTGGGGCAAATGTTTTGACGCCATCTGTGATGGTGTCTTCACCTACTGATCAATTGCCACCAGGCGTTTTTAACACTCCCATGTCGTTGCTGGATATAATTCCTGCACCTGTAAGTGCTACAAGCATAGCTGCTGCACAAACACCTGTATTTGCCGAATACTTAAATCTTGTTACTTTAAGTGGCATTGGAATTAACGTTATTACCTATAATGGCATTCCTAATGTCATTCAACTTGATTGCGCTAGAAATATTACCATTACAGGTCATGCCGGAACAACGAGCCAGATTTTTACCATATTTGGGTGGGATCAATATGGCATACCTATGGTTGAGCAAATTACAGGACCTGCCGGAGCTACATTGGCTAGAGGCAATAAGGCATTCATGTATGTCCAAGCTGTTTATGTAGCTGCGGGAACGGTAGCAAACGTTTCTGTCGGTGTTGGAAATACGTATGGCCTTCCTTATCTAGTTCCTAGCATAAATTATGGTGGTGCTGTTTATTGGAATGGATTTAGTGACATCGTAGATGCATCTGAAGATGAAATGAGATTAGGAAACGATCCTATAACAACAGTTAATGGCCAATCAATCGTAACAGTATCCCTTGCGGGTGCTTCTCCTGCTTTTACGGCTTCATATTTCGTTGTTGGCCAATGGATAAAGTTATTTAACATTCCTACTTTTCAAGGTATTACGGCTGCACAGTATAATATTGATGCTCAAATCGTCGCTTTGGATGTTGTCAACAATACATTGACATACAAAACAAATGGCGTAGCCACGGGAGCAGGAACCGGAGGAGGAGCTACTGTAGATTTGCTTCCTTTCAGTGGTCTTGTTACAGGAGATCAAAGGATAGCAAGTAATGTTACAGGTGATGTAAGAGGAACTTATACGCCACTTCCTGGTACTTTTTCTGTAAATAATGATAGTTTTTCTGATGCTAATGGATTTAGTCGATTAACAATTAACTTCTATAATGCAAGTGGTGATGCCAGGAATTATAACAATGCTTCTAATGGTATTGTCAATCTGAATGCTAACCCAATCACAACAACAAATGGATCGTCTGTTGTATCTATATACGCACCTAATCATCAATTTATAAACGGAGAAAATGTAACAATTTCGGGAGCAGTTACTACAAATGGTATTGCTGCTGCTGCGTTGAATATTAAAGCACCTGTTACAATTGTTGATCAGAACAACTTTACGTATGTATCAACTGGTGTGGCGACAAGTTCAGGTCAGGGAGGTGGAAGTATTGTGAAGATGAGTCCGCGTTATGGGAACTTGTATCAGACAGCAACAGGACGTTTTGGGGTTCCACAGCACTCTATTGATTTGTTCTAATTTGTTGTAAGGGGAACGAAAATGGCAAGGTTAATAAGTTTATCTTTTCTCGAGTCAGACACACAATTGTTGGCGTCAGAAGTGAGTGGGCCTTCAAATATTCCGGTTATCCTTGCCAATTCCGCTTCTTATCCATTTGTATTCCCAAATATGGCAAGAAGCATAACTATGTCCTCGCCGGACAACAATGATTTTGATTTTTTAATTTCTGGAACAGATCAATTCGGGAATTCCATAAATGAAATTATGCAAGGTCCAAACAACAATACGGTTACATCAGTCAACCAGTATAATACAATTGTGTCTATCTATAGTCTTATAACGGATTATACGAATCTCAGCATTGGAAGTGGTGATACCGGAACATTCCAGTGGATAAAATTCAATACATTCAATATCAATCCAAATATAACGATTGCTGCGGAAGTTGTTGGGACTATTGCGTATAGCATTAACCAGACAATAGATAGCCTTGGCGGTTATGTAACAACAGGCCCATTTTTCAGGTATGTACAACCTTCTGCTCCTGTTCTTCTTGGTCACAGTCCGCTTCAGACAACGAATGGATCGTCAGTTGTTACTGTTCTTGTTCATTCTACGACAGGTCTTACAACAGGTGATATTGTTATGATTGGAGGAGCAGAAGCAACAGGTGGAATTGCTCCGAATGCATTGAATATTAGAGCTGCTATTACTGTTCTGTCAGACATAACATTTAGTTACGTAGCAGGTGCAGTATCTAATGCAAATGATATAGGTGGTGGGACAACCGTAACTTATACCTTTCCACCTATTCCTGTTTCTTTCCCTGTCACTGCCAATCTTACAAATGCAACTACCAATCAAATCTATGCACTAAATTCTCCTGTTACCGCATTGCAGGGTGTTGTGAATTCATCAAGTGCTGGTGGCTCATTGAAAATAAACTTCTTACAACAGGGAATCATCTAATGGCTAAGGATAAATCCGCTAAATGGATATCAGATGCAATCAAGCATCCTGGGAGTTTACATAAAGCTTTAAAAGTTCCTGCTGGTCAAAAAATTCCAGAAAAAAAATTAGAGAAAGCTGAACATAGCAAGAATCCATCTTTGAGGAAAAAAGCTGTTTTAGCAGAAACTTTAAAAGGTTTTAGAAAAAAGTAGGATAATGTTGTGGCATATAGTCAAACTTTTAATTTCGGACAGACTACCCTTGTTGAATCCTTTGTAAAGGACTCATTCGAGTTATGTGGCATCTCCGGTTCCGATATTTCAGGTTTGCAAAGCGATTCAGCTCTTTTAAGTCTTAATTTCCTTCTTTCTGATTGGGCTAATAAAGGGCTTAATTTATTTACAGAGCAAAAAGCTATGATCCAGCTTAAGGTTGGACAGCCAAATTATCCTCTTAATTCCTATACAATCAAAGTGACGGAAGTTACAGCAAGCAATAATACGGTACTATCCGGTGGCGTTGCCTTTTCAAGTTCCGGTGGAAATGCTGCAAATGCTTTTAATGGTTCTCCAAACTCTGCAAACCCATGTACGCAAACTTCCCCAAACGGATATATTTCCTATACATATCCGCAAGGGAATACGCCTTCTGTTTATTATATTGGCGTTCAATCCAATGTAAGTACAAACTATAATCTTGTATTTGAATATTCCTATGATGGAAATGTTTGGATGAGTAGCCTTGATATCGGTTCTAAATATTATCCTGTGGGACAAATTATTTGGGCTGCTGTTAATTCTCCTGTTAGTGCGCAATCCATCAGAATTAGGGAAACAGGTGGGGCAACCCTAAGTGTTCAACAAATCTATTTTTCTATGCCTTCTTTTAGTCGAATATTGACGCCTATTTCCCGTGAGGAATGGACATCCTATCCAAATAAGCAAACCCAAGCTACGCCTTCTAGTTATTATCTAGATCGTCAAATTGTTCCTGCTTTGAATTTATGGCCTACACCGGATAACAGCTATCAAACTTTAGTATTTAATCAGCAAATAGCAATCATGGATGTAACTTCCCTAAACCAAAATATATTCATACCTCAAAGATTTATGAATGCTTGTCGTTTTGGATTGGCATACGAAATGGCATTAAAATTTGCAATTGATAAAGCAGATAGGCTGTCTCTCCTTTCTACGGATGCTTATAAATGGGCTGCATTAGAAGATGAGGAAAAGGTTCCCGTGCGCATTCAACCAAATATGTATTCATATACGTGAGGATATAGAAAATGTTTCCACACGGTAGATGGGTAAAGATAGATGAACAAAATCCTGATGCGGTTGCGCGTTGTGATCGGTCAGGACAACTTTGTAACTATAACGATCTTGTAAAGCAAATGGATTATAGGGGACTGGGTTTAGTATGGACAGGTCTTTACGTTAATAAATATTTCTTAGATGAGCCGAATCCCCAGAGTTTAAACCCGGTTATACGACCTGATCCGCCCCCTTTGCAACATCCAAGGCCATGGCAAACAACACAAGCTGTATGGCCTACGCAATCATTACCTTGGAATACACAAACTACTGATTGCATGAATTCATCTACTACATGCCAGACCCTATCATATCCTATATGGGCTTCATGGGGAGATTGGGAAGGACAAGTAGGGCAAGTAGGACAAGCAACGCCAGAAACAGGAGATAATTAATGGCGACAACACCTCCAATGTTTACAACAGGTATTTCTACTTTATCACCCGCTTCAACGTATCCTGACTTATTGTTAATGAATAATGCAGGTCAAGGGCTTAACAATACGCCATCTCAGGTACAAGACGGTCTGGGAAACAGAACCAATATGACTATCAGCGCAAATTATATCAATTTTGATAGGAGTGTTTCTCAGTTTCAACTTGATGGTGTTGCTTTAACGGCAAGTGCAGCAACTCTTAATAACATTACTGATGTGGCAAATGGCCAATATATTTTAGTGTCATCTAATTCTCAATTGCCAAATGCATCTACACTTTCTGCAACTAATGGGATTTCTTTAACATCAAGTGCCGGAAATATAACCATACAACCTACTGTTAATTCTCCTTTATCTGAAATTCAACAATTGGTTGGTGGACCAAATGGCATTCTTGTTTATGAGAATGATGCACCTTTTGGAACAGTTAACCTTATCAGTGATGCAACCATTAATATCGTAAATCCTGATGGTACGACTGGAAACCCAACATTTAATGTCGTTACTGATACAAACCGTCAACGCGTAAATGTCCAGCTTAACGGCGTATATCAAAGCCAAAAATCTCAGATAAACTTTATCCCAGGCCCCGGTTCCGGCATTAATGTTGTTGATAACCCAAGTTCAAACAGGACAGATATCACGATATCGGGAACTCCAGGAAGTGCATTTAGTTTTGTAGCAGCAGTGTATGCGACAACAACGGCAAACTTAACCTCTACATATAACAATGGTGTATCAGGTGTAGGCGCAACTTTAACGTCTACAGTGGATGGCGCATTTACGACAGACGGAATAACTCCTATACAAAATGAAGTTATCCTTGTCAAAGACCAAACGACACCTGCTCAAAATGGTATCTATATATTGACAACAGCAGGTGACATTGCAACTCCATGGGTTTTAACGCGTGCTAACTATTTTGACCAACCTTCCGAAATCAAGCCAGGTGATATCGTTATCGTCCTTCATGGTAACATATACCAATATACAGGATGGGTTGAGACCGCAAAGGTTACTACAGTTGGAACAGACCCAATAAACTTCGTTACATTCGGTGTTACAGGTACCGTTACAAGCGTTTCCGGTACGGCAGGACAGATTGATGTCGTCAATGGCACAACAACTCCTATTATTTCTATTGACCCTGCTTACGTAGGGCAAGCCTCTATAACAACCTTGGGAATAGTCGATACGGGCACATGGAATGCTGATTTAATTGATGTTCCCTATGGTGGGACTGGCATCAATTCAACAACTGCGTATGGTGTTCTCTGTGGTGGTACTACAGCTACTAACCCTCTTCAAAATGTAGGAACAGGTGTCGTTGGGGAAGTATTGACTTCTTCTGGTCCTGGTGCTCTTCCACAATGGCTATCACCTGGGGCAGCATCTTTTAATAATGCTGTACACCAGGTTGGTCATAGTCTCGTTGTCGGTAATGTAATTAGGATTAATAATGTCGGACATTATGTCGTTGCACAGGCCAATAATGTAGCCAATGCAACAAGCGTTGTCGGTATAGTTGTTGAAATCATAGATGCCGATAACTTTGTTTATCAATTTGGAGGAATCGTAACGGTTCTAAGTGCCCTTACAGTTGGTGATCCTTATTTCCTCGATCCTGCGGTTGCAGGGGGTTATACATCTACAGTCCCAACTACACCAGGAGAAGTTGTTTTGCCTTTATTTTTTGCTTTAACAGCTGTAGAGGCATTATGGCAACCCGCTTCTGCGACCCTATTGGCTTAAGGAGAATATATAATGGGAACAAACGTAAACACGACAGTCGTAAATAGGTTAAATGGTGGCCCTGGTAGCCAGGGATATGCGGCTTTAGGAGATGGAAGTGCATTTGTCCAACTGAGTGAAGATGGCATAAATCCTTCCAGCATTATTTTTGGAAAATGGGAATCTACACCCGTAGATATCGAATACGGTGGAACTAATGCTAATACGGCTCCCCAAGCACTGACAAATCTTGGTGCGTTGCCTATTGCAGGTGGAACCATGACAGGCCAACTTATTTTGAATTCTACTCCCATTGCCCCTCTTGCAGCAGTTACAAAGCAATATGCAGATGCAATTTCCGCTGGTCTAAATTTTAAACAACCTTGTTATGCTGCTACAACAGGTAACCTAAATGCGACATACGATAACGGTACTTCCGGCGTAGGGGCTACATTGACGAATGCTGGTGTTAATGCGGCTTTCACCTTGGACGGAACTTCTCCCCCCTTAAACTCAAGAATTTTAGTTAAAGACCAAACAACGCAAGCAGATAATGGAATTTATATTTTAACTATAGTCGGAGACGGCTCAACCCCATGGGTTTTAACCAGAACGACAGATTACAATACAGTTGCTCAAATTTACCCTGGAAACTTTATCCTTATCACGGCAGGGATAGCTAATCAAAATTCAGGATGGATACAGGTAAATATTGTTTCCACTATCGGAACTGACCCGATTGCATTTGCAGAATATGGAGCATCCGGTACCGTAACAGATGTCTTGGGTACGGCAGGTAAAATTGTAGTCACAAATGGAACAACAACCCCAACAGTTAGCATTGACCCAACATATATAGGGCAAGATTCTATAACAAATGTTGGAACAATTGATAGAGGTACATGGCAAGGAAATACCGTTGATGTTCTATATGGTGGAACAGGTGGAAGCATATTTGGACAATACAGCGTAATATGTGGTGGCTCAACGTTAGATGACAATTTTCAATATGTAAACCCAGGAATTGCCGGGCAGGTATTTACATCTTCTGGCGCAGGTGCACTTCCAACTTGGCAAGACCCCACAGGGCCAAAATGGATTGATCAGACATCTACCTCAGTCACTATGGCTGTTGATACAAACTATGTAGCGGATAATATCGCTCTTGTAACTCTTACATTGCCTGCAATAGTTCCTTTTGGTTCTACATTCCAGGTTACAGGAAAAGGGTCTGGTGGATGGAAAATTTCCCAGGCAGCAGGGCAGACGATAAATTTTGGAAATGCGCCAACAACAACAGGTACAAGCGGTTATCTAGCAAGTACCAACCGTTTCGATTCAGTAACATTAGTATGCGTAACAGCTAATACAGAATTTGTTGTTTATGCTCCTGTAGGTAATATTATTGTTAACTAATATCTAAAATTTTAGGAGAATTTTAAGTGTCTACGAATAATGCTATTAATTCCCCGCTTCCCACATCACTTGCATTGGGTGGAACGAATGCCGCATTGACGGCATCAAATGGCGGCATATTTTATAGCACGGCATCTGCCGGAGCTATCCTATCCGGTACGGCTACAGCAAACCAAGTACTTCTATCCGGTTCTTCAACAACACCTGCTTGGTCAACTGCTACTTATCCCGCTACCACTACTATTAACCAACTTCTATATTCCTCTGCTGCAAATGTCATTGGTGGCGTAGCAACGGCAAACAATGGTTCATTGGTCACAAGCAATACAGGAGTTCCTTCTATACAGACATTGACTGCTGGTCAAATCCTTATTGGTACGACAGGGGCGGCACCAACAGCAACTACTTTGACGGCAGGAACAGGTATTTCTATATCAAGCACCAGTGGTTCTATCACAATTTCTTCAAGTGCCGCTTCATCTAATTGGGTAAATCAAACAAGCACTTCCGTTACCATGACCGTTAACACGAGTTATTTTGCAAATAATGCAGCCCTTGTGACACTCACACTTCCGGCTGTTTGCGCCCAAGGCACAGAATTTACCATTGCAGGTGTAGGGGCAGGTGGATGGAAAGTTGCGCAAGCAGCAAGTCAATTTATTAATTTTGGAAACGTTGTCACAACAACGGGGACAGGTGGTTATTTGGCAAGCACAAACCAGTATGACGTTGTGTATCTTGTTTGCACCGCCGCAAATACTCAGTTCTCCGTTTTGGGTTCTGTTGGAAATTTAACTTATGTGTGAGGTTTAAATGACTCAAAATAATGCAATTAACTCCCCCCTTCCCACATCGCTTGCGTTAGGTGGAACGAATGCCACATTGACGGCTTCGAATGGCGGACTATTTTATAGTACGGCATCTGCCGGAGCTATCCTGTCCGGTACGGCAACCTCACAACAGATAGTCCTGTCAGGTTCTTCATCTGCACCTTCATGGTCTACTGCCACTTATCCATCTACTACTACGGCAAATCAGCTTTTATATTCCTCGTCCAACAATGTTGTTGGTGGTTTATCTACAACTGGTAGCGCATGTTTGATTACAAACAGTTCCGGTGTTCCTTCCTGGTCATCATCTATGACCAACGGACAGGTAATTATAGGAAGTACAAGTGGCACCCCAACCGCAGCTACTTTAACAGCAGGAACTAATGTAACGATTACAAATGGCCCAGGTAGCATTACGATAAATTCAACAGCAGGTGGTTCTGGAAATTGGGTGTGGATTGCGACACAGACGGCTTCATCCAGTGCATCTTTGAATTTTAATAGCCAATTCAGCTCAACTTATATTGCATATCATATTGTTTTGGTCAATATCTTACCTGCAAGTGCTTCAGCTAATTTATGGTTAAGGTTAGGTACAGGAGCAGGTCCAACATATATATCAACAGGTTATATATATCAGCTTTGCGATATTAATAATAATGGATCAAGTAATGCTTATCCAGGTTATGGAGGAACTGCTTTCAATCAGGTATTGCTTACGTATGCTAATGGTAATGGTATCAGCACATCAGCAACCTATGGTGGCGTATGTGGGTCTGTTGACTTATTTATAACTTCAGGATCATCTGTTGTTGGTAACGGTATAAGCAATATGTCCTATGAGTCATATAGTAATACTTCACATTATGCAAATACGACATCTACTTTCCAACAGCCAGCAGCCAATTTCACATCTGTTCAATTATTGATGAGTACCGGAAATATAGCATCCGGTTCAGCTTATTTGTATGGGTTAACTTAATTTATTATAGGTTTGGGTCGTATGGTAGCTACCAAAAATGTGAGGTTAAATGGCTACAAATAATATCACAAACTCCCCCCTTCCCACATCGCTTGCGTTAGGTGGAACGAATGCCGCATTGACGGCCTCAAATGGGGGCATATTTTATAGCACGGCATCTGCGGGGGCTATTCTATCTGGAACGGCTACGGCAAACCAAATGCTTCAATCAGGAGCTTCTGGTGCCCCTTCTTGGTCAACCGCTACCTATCCTGCTACGACAACGGCTAACCAACTTCTCTATTCCTCGTCCAACAATGTTGTTGGTGGTTTATCTACAACTGGTAGCGCATGTTTGGTTACAAACAGTTCCGGTGTTCCTTCCTGGTCATCATCTATGACCAACGGACAGGTAATTATAGGAAGCACAAGTGGCACCCCAACCGCAGCTACTTTAACAGCAGGAACCAATGTAACGATTACAAATGGTCCAGGTAGCATTACGATAAATTCGACAGCAGGTGGTTCTGGAAATTGGGTATGGATTGCGACACAGACGGCTTCCTCTAGTGCATCTTTGAATTTTGATAACCAATTTAGTTCAACTTATATTGCTTACCGCCTTGTTTTAAAAAACATTTTGCCAGTAAGTGCTTCAACTAACTTATTGTTAAGGTTAGGTACAGGAGCAGGTCCAACATATATATCAACAGGTTATATATATCAGATATTAGAAGTTTCTAGAAATTCATTAGATCAATTTAATCCTTCTTATAAAGGATATACAGGGACGGGTTTTAGTGGCGCACTAATTACATATAACAATAATGGTGGAATTATCAATAACTCAACTTATGGTGGCGTGTGTGGAACTATTGATTTATTTGTTACTGCGGGATCATCTCAAGTGGCTAATGGTATCAGCAAAATGTCTTATAAAGGAGCTTCACCCGCAGATTATGTAAGTACAAACTGTTTTTTCCAGCAACCGTCAGCTAGTTTTACGTCTGTTCAATTATTGATGCTTACCGGAAATATAGTCTCCGGTTCAGCTTATTTGTATGGGTTAACTGCTTAATTTTAAAAAACATTTGAGATATTAAAACTATTTATCCTATATGAGGTTTAGGTGATTATAACCAATGCTATTAATTCCCCGCTTCCCACATCACTTGCATTAGGTGGAACGAATGCCGCATTGACGGCATCAAATGGCGGTATATTTTATAGCACGGCATCTGCAGGGGCTATTCTATCTGGAACGGCTACGGCAAACCAAACACTTATGTCAGGAGCTTCAACATCACCCACTTGGTCAACTGCCACTTATCTTCCGACAACTACAGCTAATCAACTTCTCTATTCTTCAGGAACTAATGCGATTGGTGAGTTAGCAACTGATAATAGTGCTTGTTTGGTTTCTGACACTGAACTCCTCCCTATTATTACCTCCTATCCTGTGTGGTCATTACCAATGCAAGATGGACAAATTATAATAGGTGGAACAAGTGGAAGGCCAGAGCCATTCAATTTAACCTCAAATTCAACACTGACAATTACAAATGGCTCAGGAAGTATTACAATAGATTCCCACATGGCAATGTTGACAGCTTCAAACAGTGCTTCCTTGAATTTTGATAACGTTTTTAGTCCAAATTATGTATCCTACCGTATGGTTTTAAAGAATATATTTCCTCATAATTCTTTCGCAAATTTATATTTAAGATTTGGTACTGGTACAACAAACCCAAATTATATATCATCAGGGTATACATATCAACTTTTGGATGTTTCAAATAATGGAGCAAATGTTACTTACCCAGGTTATACAGGGTCTACTTTTAGCCAAGCATTGCTTACGTATGCTGCTAATCAAGGAATTTCTAATTTAATACCTTATGATGGGGTTTGTGGATATATTGATTTATTTGTTACTTCGGGTACATCAAATGTAGCAAGTGGCATAAGTAGGTTATCTTATGAATCGGCAAACAATGTTGTACGTTATGTTAATACAACTTGTGCTTTTCAGCTTCCAGAAGACAATTATACTTCTGTACAATTGTTAATGAGTGATGGACTTATTTACTCTGGAACAGCTTATTTATATGGTTTTTCAACCTAATACATAAAATTTTAGGATAATTTTAGATGTCTTTCATCCTCACATATAACACTCTTTATGAAAAGACGGTAAGCTATCTTGAGAGGCTTGATGAAACTGTTACCCATGATTTTGATGCTTGGGTAAAATTTGCGCATGACCGTATCGGAAGGGATTCCAATACACAATTGTTTGAAGTGTACATATCAGGCACCTTTACGCCAGGTATATCCGTTATCCCAAAACCTGCCCGTTGGCAAAATACCATTACTTTCAATTATGGAACAGGCGCAAACATTGTAACATTAGGTAATAATCCTTTATCTACAGATGGTGCTACATCTACCGTCACCGTTACGATTCCTTCTACCGTTGGATTAGTTAACGGACAGACAGTTATCATATCAGGAGCAACAGGAGGAGGAGGACTCACACCATCGCAACTAAATGTAGCTTCTCCTATTACAATTATCAGTGGAACGATATTCACATATTCTGCAAGTGCTGATTCTACAAGCATAGCAACTATCGGTGGATCGGCTATTACGGCATCTTTTCCAAACAATAATGTCTATACACCTATCTTATTGCGATCATTTGAATATGCGCGATCATTTTGGCCTAATCAATCTTTGACAAATCCACCAAAATTTTATGCTGATTATGGATATTACAATTGGTTGATTTCTCCAACGCCAGACCAAAATTATCCTTTTGTTTTAGGATATTTGGAAACACCTCAAGTCATTGATGAGACTTATCAATCAAATTACCTGACTGAATTCATGCCGGAAGTCTTGTTAAAAGCTGTCCTTCTAGAAGCGATGCTTGACCTAAAGAACGATGAGAGAATTCCTGTTATAGAAGCTGAATATGTAAAAGCTATTTCTTCCTGGAATGCAAAAGATAAATTACGAAAAATTGACCGTTATGTATCAAGAGAGGCTGATTAATTATGAGTTATACAAATATATTCGGTGGAAACAACATCAACACATCTTTTCCATCCTACATACGTTATGACCTTACTGCTGATTTGCAATTAAATTGGGCGTCATCCTTTGTTGATACCGCACCAGGAACCAATAACGTAACCGCTCAGATCAATGATCTAAATCCAATAGTTGTTGGTTTAACGGTAACGCTTGCGGATGCAACTCTTATATCCGTTGGACAAACAATCCAGTTTAATAATATCGGTGCAAATAATATAACAATCAATGATTTTAGTGGGAATGAACTTTCTATAATTCCTACTATTGATGGAAACCAATATATATTTTATCTACGTGATAATTCAACACAAGCAGGAATATGGGGAATTACCCATCTTGGTGCAGGAACTACTTCCGCCGATGCAAGTATATTGGCTGGACTTGGAACGATTTCTCTTAATAGTGAAATCAATACAAATTTTCCAGGAAAGACGATTGGGTCAAACTATCAAGTTCTATCAAGTGATCGAGCCTCTATCCTCGTTTGGACGGGGGGTGCAGGAACAATCACACTGCCTACCCAACTTGCAGGATTTTATATCGCTGTCAATAACGAAGGGACTGGCGTTGTTACGATTGCTACACCGGATGCCACAACGATTGATGGACAAGTTTCTTTTCAATTAAATCCTTCAGAATCATCTTATTTTATCGGTGTTGGTGTTGGTGGAAATTGGAACACGCTGGGGTTCGGTGTCGAGTCATTTTTTCAAGTAAATGTTTTATCACCTATTAATTTAGCACCAGTCAATCCATCAATTACCTTAACAAACAGCCAAGCATCCAGACTTGTCCATCAATATACGGGAAATTTAGCCAACAATGTAACGGTCTATTATCCTGCTGCCGCAGGACAATGGTATATTTGGAACAATACGACAGGAGCATTTACCGTAACAGCACAATTGGCAGGTCCTACAGGAAATCCAGTCCTAATTCCGCAAGGAGAAAAAGTAATCCTCTATTCAGATGGAACCAGCATATATAATACACCGACAATTTCAACTGCTGCAATTTTTCCTGATGGGACTGTTGGCTCTCCTGGCATAAACTTTGTTTCTGACAATACGACAGGTTTTTATAAACCAGCCACTCCACCTGCCGGAGTTGTTAACTATTCAGCCGCAGGTACGGCAAGTTTATCCTTTGGTGGTGCAGCCGCAGGATATGGATTGGGAATTTTAGGAGGTCTAGAATCAAGATATTATGAAGCATCTAATAATAACTATGTAGGTTTCAAAGCAGGTAATTTAGCAGGAAATACAATATGGACACTTCCTTTAACAGACTCAGTAGGAACTCAAGCACTTGTTTCAAATGGTGCAGGTATACTTAATTGGCAGACAACAGTTACAAACGTTATAGGTACTGCAAATGAAATTACTGTCACTAATCCTACAACAACTCCTACAATTTCAATTTCAAATACGTATATAGGTCAACCTTCTATAACAACATTAGGAACAATTGGAACGGGTATCTGGAATGGTACGCCCATTACGGTTCCTTATGGTGGAACAGGTATAAATACAACGACAGCATTTGGCGTTCTCTGTGGTGGTACCACGGCAACAAATCCCCTCCAGAATGCAGGTTCGGGACTCTCAAACCAGATATTGGTATCAAATGGTGTGAATGCGTTACCGACTTGGCAAGCCATACAAACATCAGTTCTTCCTGCTGCTACCAAAGCTACTCAAATAACAGGTACAACAAATGCAAATTATACAAATCCTGCCGTTCAACAGTTTCATAATTCAGCAGCTAAAGCATGGGTAAGATTTCTTGGAGCCGATGGAACAATAAGAAGTTCTTATAATGTAGCATCGGTAACAAGAAATAGTGTTGGAAATTATACAATTACATTTACTATTCCTTTCGCTGATTCTTTTTATAGTTGTTTTGCTCTAACTGAACAACAAGTTGGAATTTCTAATTTTTCATTGGTTATAAGAGATTTTCGAACTCTTACCACCACTCAATCTCGTTTGCAAACATATGATGCAATTTTTGCTGCTATTGATGCAAATGTTGTTAATGCTCTTTTTTTTGGATTACAATAATGGCCGCAGATCATATCATAGATTTTCTGTTTCCTGCACCCGGTATACAAAGGGATGGTACCCAATTTGACTCAAAACAATGCATTGATGGTCAATGGGTAAGATTCTATAAAGGTCGTCCTAAGAAAATCGGAGGCAGTATGCTTCTTGATCCAGGTGGGCTTGAGATCATTAGGAACGTTTATAATGTTGATCAACAAAAAGATGTAACAGATTGCTATTTAGGACGCGCTTCAACCCTATCTGTTTGCCCTATCTCAAATGGTATTGCCAACCCTGAATTTGACCGTACACCCTCAGGTTTTGTCGCTGATCCTAATAACAATTGGACATTTGACCGATATACGGTTTTAGGAGATACCAATTCTATTGTTCTTCTTCCAAATGCAATCTTTACAACGGCTACATCAGCAAATGTCACCGTTACTGTCCCATCAACAGCTAATCTCACAACAGGGCAATATGTAACGATTTCAGGGGCAACAGATACGAATGGTATTACTGCTGCTCAATTGAATATTTCTGCGCAAATAACTGTGAATGCAGGACAACCAACCTTTACGTATGCTTCTGGCGGTACCGCTACTTCAACAGGATATGGTGGTGGAAATAATATTACTTACCTTCCTAACTTGGCAAACAATCCTATCGCAACAACAAACGGTTCAAATACGATAACTGTAACTGTCCCATCGACAGTAAATTTGAGAGTTGGTGAAACCATAACGATTTCAGGATCGGCTGCTGTCAATAACATAACGGCATCTCAAATAAATATTACAGCCGTCATAGCTTCTATCCCATCCGCTACGACATTCACTTATTTAACTGTTGGCCCACCTGCCGCTAATGCAACAGGATCAGGCGGTGGAACGGGCGTCACTTTAATGACTTCTAATACGACAAACTATATCATCGCCCATGCAGCACCGAATGTCCTTGATATTAACAATGAAACCCAAACTTTGATTTATTGGGGAGATACCAAATCTACAAATCCTTTGGTTCCTATATCTGTTTCAAATCCCGTTGCTTCAGGTGGAATTGTTGTCTTATATCCTTATTTTTTCAAATATGGAAATGATGGGGTTGTAACAGCAACCTTAAATCCTGGTGGAAATTGGTCAGATGCAATAAGTTTTCCGATAACCAATACAAAGATTATAAAAGGACTGAGAACAAGGGGAGGAGGGAATCCACCTGCCGGATTATTTTGGACTTTAAATTCATTGATAAGGGCAAATTTTATAGGGGGAGACGCCTTATTTAGTTTTGACACAATCCAGGACGATATTTCTGTTCTTTCCCAAAATTGTATTGTTACGCAAAAACAGGTTTTTTACTGGATAGGTAATAACCAATTTTATTTTTATAATGGTGTTGTTGACATATTGATTAATGAAACAAACAGAGAATATTTTTTTAATAATTTAAATTATAAATATAAAAATAAGGTTTGGGGAGAATATAAAGAAAAATATCAGGAAATATGGTGGTATTGGCCTAAATACCCAAATACAGAATGCTCTGATGCTATCGTATACAATATCCTTGGAAAATTCTGGTTTGATACCGTTCATGGACGAAGTGCAGGGACAACTATTGGAGAAGATAAATATCCAATTGAAGCGGACTCTGTAGGAATATTAAACAGGTTCAATCATTCGCCTATAGTTATTAATCTTGCCAATAATCCTTTAACAACGACAATTAACCAAAACATTGTAACCGTTACCATTCCGACAGTTACAACCTTACGTTCAGGAATGCTGGTAACCATCATAGGAGCAACTGAATTCAATGGGTTACGTGCCGATCAATTGAACCTTGCTTCCGTTCCTATCACTGTTCGAAATAGTACTTCTTTTAGTTATTTAGTTAGTTCAAATGCGACAGGAACAGGAAGCGGAGGAGGCGCAGGTGTTTCCTATAGTTATCCAAACCTGAATTATGGTTTATGGCAAGAAGAAACGGGAACGGATATGGTTCTCTATGGACAATCTTATGCCATTGATTCTTATTTTGAGACCAATAAAATGACCTGGTTTGAAAAAGCACCTACAGATGACCGTGAGATGCGCATTAGGCGTATTGAACAAGATTTTATTCAATCAGGTACTATGACAGTAGTCGTCAATACACAGGACTTTCCACAAGGCCCTGTTTCAAGTTCTAATATCTATCCTTTTCTCCCATCCCAACCAGTTGTTGTCTTGGACAAAACAGACATGAACAATATGGGACGCATCGTAAGCTTTAAGTTTAGAAGCAATGTTTCAGGAGGTGATTATTTAATGGGTAAAACCATTCTTAACTTTGCCCCAGGAGATGTAAGGCCATGACAAACATTGTTATACCTAGAAATATAGATTTTGTGACATGGGCTGCGAATTTATATATAGATTTGCCAAATTTAAATATCCCATTGGCAATGAGTGAAGAAACTTGGAAACAATGGGCGCAGACAATACTTCTTGAAAATGAACTTGTTAATGTGCCATTGCCAGATAATTTTACGGATTGGCAGAATTGGGCTGATTATTTTGTGAATAACGTGTAAAATTTTAATAAATATTTACGGAGTATAGACCATGCAGAATTTACCACCCCAATTAACACCACAATCTCAATCCCCAATGCAAATGTCCGCTATGGGCGGACAGATGGATGGATATAACCAAATGCCGGAGAATGGTGAAGAACCTCAGAAAATTATAGCTCATTTTGGATTAGATGAGCTTCAAGATTTAGATCAATTTTTATTAAAAACATTACAGGAAATATATAAAACTAATTTGCCGGAAGATATTTTGTTTGATCCTGAGACCGGATTAAGAAATTACACACCTCTCGATACAATCTTAAAAGAACCTGAAATTTACGAAGCTCTTTCATCTATTTTTTCTCAATCCCATCAAAAATTTGCTATGGGAGGAGAAGTTAATGAACCTGGAAGGCCAATTGATCCTGAATTAGAAAAACTAAGGTTAGAAGGTCGTCATGGGGATATAGAATTAGCAATTATTACACCGTTTTTATTGAAAACATTTTCTAAATGGGCAGGAAGAGAACCTGACATTAATCCAGAAACAGGATTGCCTGAATTTGGAATTTTCGGAAATATATTTAAATCAATCCTTAGAGTAGGTGCAACAATTGTAGGTGGTTTCTTCGGAGGACCCATGGGTGCTGCTTTAGGAGCAGGACTTGCTACTAAATTAACAGGTGGTTCATGGGGTCAATCATTAGGTGCAGGTGCCATGGGTGGATTAGGTGCCGGTATCTTTGGTGGTTTTGGTGGCGGAGCTAGTGGAAGCGGTGCAGGAGGATTTTTAGGAAGACTTCCAGGAATAGGAAATCTTTTTGGCGGAATGAGCGGTGGTTCTGGTGGTGGATTTTTAGGAAATCTCCCAGGAATAGGGAATCTTTTTGGTGGCATGGGTGGCGGTCTCCCTCAAGGTGTAGTTGGTGCAAATACCATAGGAAGGATGCTTCCTGCAAGTGCTTTTGGACAGAATTTGGGTCAAGTAGGTCTGCAAGCAGCAGGACAATCAGGTGGTGGAGGATTTTTAGGAAACATGCTTGGCGGATTAGGTATGGGTGGCGGAGCTGGTGGTTCTGGCGGTGGATTTTTAGGAAGTCTTGGTGGTCTAATCGGCAAAGGATTGCCATTAATTGGATCAGGATTATTAATGGCTAAAGGCAACAAAGACGAACAAAGAGGAATAAGGGAACACCAACAGGCACTTGAAGCCAAGGAACAAAGAGAAAAAGCTGAAAATGAAGCTATGCGAGAACGTATGGGATTCAATGCAAAGTTAAATCCGATAGAGCCTTATAGGAGACGCCAAATTAATCCTGATATTACTCAGGAACAATATTCACGGGGAGTTGCTCCTTCGTATTTTGAATATTATGCCGAAGGTGGTGCTATCCGAGGAGATGGTAAAGGGCAAGAAGATAATATTCCAAAAAAAATAAAAGAAAATAGTTTTATCATAGATGCTTCAACTGTTTCTGATATTGGAGATGGTTCAAGTGATGCAGGTATTAAAGAACTTGATAGATATTTCGGAGAAATTCCTTCTTATGGAAAACAACATGAAGCCAAAGGTGGATATATAGATGCTCTGGTTTCAAATCAGGAATATGCAGTATCTCCAGAAAAAGTAACAGCTATTGGACATGGTTCAAATAAAAAAGGAGCAGAAGTCCTAAAGAAGTTTGTTACAGAAATCCGTAAACGAAAAAGAACTTCTGGCAATAAACTTCCACCAAAAGTTAAACCTATTGGGGGTTATTTAAAAAATATGGGTCATTCTAAAATTAAATCTATTGGCAGATATTAAAAAGCATCAATAGGAATGCTGCTTAAGGAGATAAATCATGGTTGATCTAACATTAGGAAACTCACCTGAATGGTATGGTGGTGCAACAGGTATTGTAAAAAATCAAAATGAAAGAGCAAGAAATTTAGGTGCTGAACCATATAAAACTTTTCTTGGAGAAAAGCTTGCACCTTTTTCAAATCTTCAAAACCAATCATTTGATTTAGCTCAAAGATATGCACAACCTTCTCCCTACTATGGACAAGCCCAAGGTGCAATTCAAGGTGCATTGAGTAGAAATGTCGGAACAGAAATAGCACCTTATCTGCAAAGTGCAACGACGGCACCTGGGGAACGGGAAATTGGACAATTTTTCAATCCATATCAGCAACAAGTTGTAGAAAATATAGGGAGATATGGTTCCAGAAACTTAATGGAAAATATTTTGCCAGGTATCCAAAATAGATTTATATCATCCGGTCAATATGGTTCGACAGGACAGCAGAATTTAACAAATAGGGCTATTAGGGATACGCAGGAAGGTATTTCCCAAGCACAGGCATCTGCATTGCATGGAGGATATAACACAGCCCTTCAATCAGCTTTAGGGCAACAGGAAAGACAATTACAAGCCGGACAATTAGCTGGGACAACAGCCGGAAGAGATGCAGAAAGACAAATTTTAGGAGGAGAAGCCCTTCAAAATCTTGCAGGGGCAGAACAAACCCATGGATTAAGGGGTGTAGGAGTTTTAAGCCAATTAGGAGGTCAACAACAACAACAACAACAAAATGCTCATAATATTGCTGTTCAGGATTTTATGGCCGAAAAAAGGCATCCATACGAGCAATTGAAATATGAGCATGAATTAGCAAGAGGGCTTCCTGTAACCTCACAGGTATATAGTCAAAATATTCAAAGTGTACAACCTCCACAACCACAAGCAAGCCCATATACGCAAATGGGTGGGTTGTTAGCAGGAGTTACAGGAGCGATGAACCAAAGGCAAGGATATGCTCATGGAGGGGAAGTCAAGAAACTATCCCATCATCGACATTATGCAGAAGGTGGTTCCCTTTCCCCTATTCAACAAGGAGCGAATGCTGCAATTGATACAACGGAACTCAGGGCGATGAGGGATCAGGCGCAAAGCCTATCAAGACCGCAAGTTGACCCGTTTTGGGCTTCTATTTCTCGTGCCGGATTTAATATGGCGGCCAATAGGCAACCTGGTGTTCTTGCAAAATTAGGGGAAGCTGGAAATGCTGGTTTAGATGAATATCATTCTCAATTAGCCAATCAAGATAAACGTGGAATTGAAAGTTCCAATATCATGAATATGATTGATACCACAAGACGTTTGCAGGCTGAAAACAATAGAAAACATCAATTAAAATTGGAAAAATTTGGACAACAGCAAAAAGAATTTGGGATGACACATTCTATTAATGCAGGAACATTGGGGTTAGCCCGTCAAAAATATGAGGATGAAAAAAAACAAGCACTATCTTCGGCTTCATCAGGAATAAGTCCTGAATATGAAAAAGCAAGATCAAAAGAAGAAGCAAAACTTGATGTTAAAAGATCAGAAGATATCAGGGAAAATGCTGCAAAACAATATCAAGGAATCAAAAGAATTGACCAAATATTAGATAATTTGGATGAAGCTCAGTTAGGCCCAGGGTTTGATGCGAGAAAATATATTTCAAATGCAGCTCAATCATTAGGTATTGATATTCCATATCTTGGTAATCCTACATCTATGTTAGAGGTCAAAAAAGGTTTAACTCAATTTGCCATGGAATCAGCGAAAGATTTTTCTGTAAGACCAACAAATTTTGAATTAGATACTGCTATGAAAGGTCTTCCTCAAACATTTGACTCTCCTGATGCCGTAAGGAAAGTATTACTTTCTATGAAAGTATTTAAAGAATTTGGAGCCCAACAGGATGCTTTTAAAGATAAATGGGAACAAAAATTTGGTTCTATTAGAAAAAAAGATTCTAATGGAATGAGTTTTGAAAAATCTTATAGACAATATGCTGATAGAAAAATATGGCCTAAATTAAAATATTTAAACAAAAAGTATGAAGTAAAAGTATGAAACAAGAAAAAAAAGTCGGATTAGTTTCTAGGGCTGCAAATGCTGCAAAAAAAGAGGCATTGGAGTTACCTGAATTCATAGGTAATTTGCCAGAAAATACAATTGGTGCGGCTGCTCGATATCTTATTAAAAAATTTGGGCCTGAAAAAGCATCTAAAATGATTGAAAGTTTAGAAGAAACATCCGAAAAATTGCCATCTAGTCAACTAGGAGAAGTTGGTAAAAAAACAGGGTTTATTAAAAACATATCAAAAGCAGAAACATATAAAGAAAAGGTAGCAGAGAACTTAGGAAAAGGTTTTGTTGACATCCTTTCAGGAGGTGGAGCTTTAAAGACACTTTCATCTTTACCAAGAATAATTTCTTCAATAGGTGGCCTTCTTGCTCAGTCTTTTGCGCAGCCAAAAATTGAGAAAGCATTTCCAAACTCACCTATATTACAAACCGGAGCTAATATCGCAAGTGGTATAGGAGGTGCTGTATTAGGATCAAAATTATCGAAAACAATTACAAAACCAAAAAATATAGAATTACCGAAAGGAACTGCCGGACAATTAGCTTCCCTAGGATCAGAAAGATCAGATATATTATTAGCGAAGCAATTAGATTTATCAAAAAAAGATTATAAATCAGCTAAATTATTACAAAATATACAAAAAAAACAACATCAAGAAATTATTGATAAGCTTACACCTAAAGATAAAACGAAAGGTTCTGAGGTTGTTAAAGCTATAGATGAATCTTTTGAAAAGATGAAAAAAATAAGAAGGGAACAATATCAAACCTCCAAAGATAAAATATTTAGTAATTATCAAGGTGAAGCACCTGATGTTAATCCTATATTTGATTTTATTGACCAAATAAGATCTGAAGCATCACAAGGAGGTAAAATTGATAAAGTTTTAGGAGATGTTGCCAATAAAATTTATAAGAACAAGGATAGTTTAATAAATTTAAATAGCACAAAAAGTGATATCCAGTCACTCACACAAGGTTTAGGGAAAACAGAATTGCATTTAAGTAACCAAGAAGCAGCTTTAATTAATATGGTTGCACATAAATTAGAAAAAGCTATTGAAAAAACTGTTCCTGAAATCGGTGAAATGAATGCTATTTATAAAACCCAAACGGATCAATTACAAAATCTGCAAAAAGGAGTAGTAGGAAAATCTGTTAAAGCAGCCGCAAATAAACCATCTGAAATTTTTAAAAATATATTTGAGAAGACTGATCCAGAAAAAATATCTGAATTTAAATCAGTCATTCCTGAAGATTTATATGAAAAAGCGGCTGAACAATATTTAGGGGATGTATTGAAAAAAAGCTTAGGTAAATCTAGCCGAAATCAACAAAATTTATCTAATAAATTTTATAATATCAGAAGTAATTTCGAAAATAATAAGGATCAACTAGATGCAACATTGCCCGAAAAATATAAAAATATTATGGATGAAGCCATTGAGAACATTAAAATCTCTGAGAGAGGAGTTCCTAGGAATGACTTTACAATTCAAAGCAATAGAAATGTAGCAGTTGGTGATGAAGCAAAAGGATTAGGTGTTGCAAAAAATTATTTAGGTAAATCCATACCGTCATTAATTGGGGCTGGCACAGGATATGTTGTGGGAGGGCCTTATGGTGCTCTTGCTGGTGCCGCAGTAGGTACAGGAGCATCTCAAATAGGGAATGCAATAAAAACTAAAGCTTTGCGCAATGAAATGTTAACAGGTCTTTCACCTACTCAACAGATTGGTCAATCTATAGTTAATGCAACTCCCCAACTAACACAACAAGCCACGCTTGGAAAATCTTTAACAAATGAGATGCCTTATCAACAATTAGAAAAGAAACAAGAACCAATCGAAGAACAACTTCCTCAAAAAGAAATTGAGCAACAAGTTCAAAACCAAGAAATCCCAATCCAAGAAGATGATTATGAAAGGGACATGGAAGATTATTTCCAATCATTAAAAAAACCAACAACAACAGAAAATGAAGATGATTATGAAAAGGATATGGAGGATTATTTCCAATCCTTAGGCAAAAAGAAGTGATCAAAAAAACATTTGTCCTGTTTTTTAAAAAAGATAATTGGAAGGATATTTGCCGTGGTGTTGCCTTATTTATTTGTTCTATCCTCTATATTTTTGTGATGATCATGCTGATAAAATCATTGCTTCTGTGATGATCATATTAACAATAGATAGTTTTTCTCGATCTAAAAAATAAATATATATAAAACTTTCATAAAATAGTATATAATAATGTCGTACGGTCTTATAGATTTATAATTATTGATGCAAGGAGACTTAACATGTTCAATTTTGATTATCGTTCAGTAACGATTAATGCAGTTACTATAGCTACTACTTTATTAATTTTGTTTTGTGGTGTTTTATTGTCAGGATGCGCTGTATCCGGTTGTGGAAACCCAATAAGCCATAATAATGTTGACAGCAATGATTATATCAATGAACAAAATACGGTTACAGTTATTGCTCCTGATCATAAACTACGAGAACAAGTTAAGAAAGAAAAATTTACAGCTAAATATAAAAGGCAAATTTAATATAAATATTATTTTATAAAGAAAAATAGACTAAACTTTATATTGGATACAATGAGTGGCTTATTTCTTTTTTTGCGTTTAAACCATTTAAACATAATAAGCCACTCATTATATGAGAATAGTTAGCACAATGGTTGTATTCTAACAGAACCTACCTAAAAATTTACTAAAAAAGTTCTGTTTTGGAGTTGGAAGAGGATGCATATCCATCTTAATTTCTCCCAATTCATCATAGATGGCTTTCATTCCTAATTTTATTTCATCTATTTCTCTAGCAATAAAAGAATTGCTCCTGTTGCTGCAATATTCGTAGGAGTCATCACATTTGAACCCTTTAAAAACCTTCCAAAGGCTTCAATACCTTTAGGGGCATATTTAAGTCCTTGTGCTGCGGTTCCTAATCCTAACCCTACTGGAAGGCTTCCTAAAGCCCTTCCTACAGCTTCAGAAGTTCTTTCCGAAGGATTGCGGGGAGTAGTATAGCCACCTGTTAATGTATCAATTCCTTTTGCTACTTCCTCTCCAAGAGCTGGAATTTCTTTCATCCCTAGTGCTTTTGCTCCAACATTTAAACCTGCACGGACAGGTGTTGCCAAAAAATCCAAAGCATCAATGCCGCCGACTACGGCATTACGGGCTCCTCTTGCAAGTCCCCTTTTAGCATAATCTATAAATCCTTCTTCTTGTTGTTCTTCAAGAGATTTTTCGTTTTTTAGCTTTCCTCGTCTTTCAAGTTCCGCTTGAGCCAATTGAGGCGTAATACCTGAAGAAATGCTATTATTTCCACGGCGTCTCATTAGTTCGGCGCGAGCCATTTCAGGAGTAATAGCCATTTATTGTATTCCTGCAATTTTCATCAATTCTTCATCCGACATAGAGCTTAAATCCTCTCCTTTAGGGCTTAAACCAGATTCTATTCCTTCGAGGAAATCTTGTGGTGTATTCGGAAATTTTTCTCCTTTTTCCTCATATTCTAATTTTGCATCTGCATATTGATTGAAAGCATCTTCGGCATCAATGGCATTAATAAGGTTAGAAAGCACCGATAAAAAATTATCCCTTCCGAAATCGGGAACGTATGCTGTTTTTTTCCACTGATTGCCTTTTAAATAATGGGTAACTAAAAAGTGTTCGGGATAAACTCTGCGCTCTCTTGTCTTTTTTCCCGCTTCATCGTGAAAGGTAGTAGTTCCGCCTTCAGCAGCAGGTTCTTTTTTCTCTGCTGCCTCATTGATCTTGTTTGTTTCTTCTTCAGACTTCTGAAGCCGTTCAGCGATAGTTGCCAGTTCGGGGAACTGTGCAAAAATTGCTTCGGGTGTTTTTGGTTTAGTCATTTTTTTTCTCCGTTTTTATTAATTAGGTAATGCTATTCTGCGTGTTGGTACTACTCGTATAAATTCGTGATCTATGGCGGGGGTTTGTGTGATCTGAATAAGTCCGCTGAATCCTTTGGTGTTTCCGTACAGATTAAAATTTGCATACGACAGTGAATCGGCTGTTGTCATTGCTTCGGTATCGGAAACAATCTGCAAATCGGCAGGAACAGTTTTAGAAACAAGAAAATAATATTCGTTATAAGCAGCAATGTTGAATGAAGCAGCGGCATCCTGTATGCGCACGGCTTCAAAATGATAATGCGTATAACCGAGTTCGGCCATGCGCTGCTTAATAAGTTCTATAACTGATTCCAACATTATTCTTCAAAATAAACTTTTGCTTTACCCTTTAAAATTACATTAAGCGTGTACGGGTAAAGTGATGCGCTTAATGTTCCGTCCAG